ATATTTTTCTTTTCGATAATTAAGAAAAAATATGTAGCCTTAAGGCAGTTGTACCAACACATATTTTTTCTTAATTATCGAAAAGAAAAATATTTTAAAAAAACAAAAAAACCGCAAATCCCGTGAACGCATTTTAAGAAATTGGTAAGTTTTTGAAATGCGACCGGTTTCTGGTGGTTCGCAAGTCAATAACCTAACAAAAACCTAACTTGCGAAATATTTTATTGGATTCGCATTTCAAAAACCTAACAAATTATTAACTTGCGAAAAACACACTTAAAGACACTACATAGTGTTATATATTTTCGAACCATGCCGAAGTTTACGCTCTCTGTTGATAACGAAAAGATATGGAACTTTTATAAACAGAATCCTTCTCTCAATTTCGAGTCAGTCAACTTGATGTTCATTGATTTGATGAAACAACTTATTCCTGACTCATCAACTGGTCTCACTAGTTCTCTTGCTGAACAACTCATTGAAAACATGAAGACAATGCAATCGCAACTAAATGGTGTAACAGAAAACATATCTTCTCTCCGTAACGATAATCTCGCACATCTCACACTAAAACTCTCGGAATTCAAGAAAGACTATCTCGATGATGTGAAAATGATTTTGTCTAACAATGTTTCTGATAAAATAGCCCCTCTTTTGAGAGAACAAAATGAAATGGCATTGAATAAAACACAATTGCTGATAAATGACTTTATTCCAAAGAACAATGAAGTTCTATCAACACAATTAAACGATATTATGCTTAAATTACACACATCCATCACAGAAGACACAAATAAGTTTTTGACTTCTTCAATCAACTCTAAAACACTCAATGACTTTGTAGTCAACCTAGAAACAAAGTTTAATCAGAGTGAACAACGAATTGAACACAATATTAATGAGATTAAAATGACAAGCGATAGAATCAAAGAAATTACAACAGCTAATCAACAGACTTCACTTTCTCTCGGTTCAACCATTTCTGATATGCTCAAAAAAATGGAGAATGCTTCTACTAAGGGTAAGATATCAGAGAATATAGTGTTTAACATCCTAAACAATCTTTATCCATCGGCACAAAGCATTTCATATGTTGGTGATAAGAAGGAATCAGGTGATATCATTTTGACGAGAGAAAACAAGCCAACCATTTTAGTTGAGAATAAGAACTGGGATAGCATTGTTTCAAAAGAGGAAGTATCAAAGTTTATTAGAGATATTGACACTCAAAACTGTTGTGGATTGTTTCTCTCACAAAATACTGGAATTGCTAATAAGAAGAACTTCGATATTTGTATCCACAAGAATACACATGTTCTGTTGTTTATTCATGAGGTTAACTATGATGCAGAGAAAATTAAACTCGGAATTGAGATAATTGACATGTTCAAAGATACTCTTGCTAAATTTGATAAGAACGATGAGCATGATACTATTTCAAAAGAACAACTTGATGATATTAATCGTGAATTCCAAGAATGTTGTTCACAGAAACTCAATCTATTAAAAACTATCAAGGATTTCTCTCAAAAGATGATTAAACAAGTTGATGAAATAACATTCCCTAAACTTGAAGAGTATCTTTCTTCTCGTTATACATTCTCAGTTGGTAAGATGACATGTGAGTTTTGTAATTACATCGCTAAGAATCAACAGGCTTTGTCTGCACATTATAGGGGATGCGCAATTAGAAAAATAAAAACAACGCCAAGTGAAGAACTAACAGATGTGGAACCTGTTAAAACAGAACCAGAACCACCGGCAATAACACAAATAAAAGTAAAAAAACAAGTTAAATCAGCCAAAAATCCTACTCTTATTGTAAATTAATTCTATGTATCTTTCTTACATTTTTCTCTCCACCGTGTTAGATAAATACTTATAGCACTAACATCATTTAATTTTTAACATCATTCTTCCAATTCAATAAATCAACCAACTTCTCTCGGTCTTCACAGAATTGCGACATATTCATGCTGCTTTTACTTGTAGTCAATCGGAGAGAAACATAAAGCACTCGAATTATTGCTTCAACATCAAATACATCATTATTTCTTACATGTTCTCTCAAATACATCGCCGTTCTAATGTCATCCTCTGAAATTGCATTGAGTGCAATAATATTCAACGCAATACACAATTGTTCTGTTAAATCCTTTCCGTCTTCAATTGCTTCTTGCGTTTTCAAGTAGTTATTTGACATTAGAAATAAATAATTATCATCGCATTGTTTTCAATATTATTTTTAAATAAATAAAATTACTTTTTACTCGACATAAACTTGCCAAACAAGTATTCAATATTTCTCTCGTTAATAGCATTTGAAATCTTGAGGTCAATTATTTCAGTTATATCAGTTTCTCCCATGTATTTCATGTAAAAGTTTTGTCCATAATAATAAAGGTCATATGGCGTCCATACAGAGCGTTGAACATGATCCATCGCAATTCTTTCACAAAAATACTTTATTTTGTAAGGCAATTCCCTGTATTCAGTGGTACCACGACGAATAACACCATCATAATCATATTCACTTTGCCACTTTGGAATAAGTAACAATAACTTTTCACAATTCTTAGTACACGTCGCACAGATAGTACTACCAAATCGTTCCCACGAGAGAATTCTCTCTATATTCCAAACATCTTCTTGTGTTGTTCCCTTCTTTTCACATTCTTCATCCATAACAAAATCAATGTGCTCTAAAATGAGCTTGTTGATAGCAGTTGGCTCACGATGATGGTTATAATTAGTCATTTTGATTGATTGAGAGATATTAAATGATTAACAATTACTTCAATTCTACCGCACAACGCACAAGTTTCAATTTTACACCTTTTTACATTTCAAACGCCGATTTTTATATGCATTTGAATATTTTACAGACTTCTTCTTGTGTTTTATCTTCAACTATATAATATTGAACTGCTGTTAATTTATAATCATTACTTTTATGTGTAGGCATATATTATTAAATTATTTTTTCTATAAAATTGATTAAATAAAAAAAATTGAAATGAAATACTTAAATATATAATTATAATAATACACAAAAAGTTAAACCCGTTATCGAAAATGAACTATTCCGAGATGAAGAAATATGAACTCAAAGCACTCTGTAAGGAACACAAAATCAAGGGTATTACAGGAAAGAATAAAGTAAAACTGATTGAGATGCTTACGCAGAGTGAAGCTACACCAGTTTCAGCATCAAAAATTGAGGCGAAAACTGATGTAAAGGTTGAACCAGTAGTAAAAGTAGCTGAAGATACTTATACAAAAGATCTTTTGAAAGAACAATATGCTTTACATAAGGCGTATGTTAATGGAAGGATAAATACCACTAAAAAAATAGGTGTAAAAGTAAGATTACCTTGTATTCCTGAAGATATAAGTGAAAATATTGTAAAGTTCATACTTCATAATAAACTCAAAGATACTACATCAAGATGGGATTGTAAAAAGGGTGATTTGCAATCAAAAAAAGAAGGCAAACAAGAATGTAAATGTTTTACAAGTGATGGACCTCCTTCATTTACACCATCATCTGATTGGGATGTAATATACTTTCTTGATGCAAGAAACTGGTTAAATGATAAGTTTATACTATACAGAGTTTTATTGAAAAGAACATCATCTGAATGGAAAAATATAAAAGTAAGTAAGACACAAACATTTGAAGACCAAACGAAACAAGGTCGTCGTCCTCGCATCACTTGGGAATCTCTACAACCACAAATTAGTTCCTATTGTAATAAGGTGTATGATGGAACATTTGATGATATATTTAATCCTCTTGAAGTAAAGGAATAATTCTATTAGCAATTAGTTTTACAACTGGAACAGAAACAGCATTTCCAGCAAGTTTATAAAGATTTGAATCACTTAAATTCGGTAGTTTATATGATGATGGAAATCCTTGAAAGTTAAAACATTCTCTTGGGGTGAGTTTGCGAATACCCTTATCATCAAGTATAATAGGAACATTATGTCCTCCTCCTCCCATATTAGCAGTTAAAGTAGGACATTCACTACTTTTATTTTCTCTTACGTATACTCTCCTGTATTGATAGATTGTGTTTTTCTTAACAACATTATTTTTTACAAGAGTCCAAGTAGTTGATTTATCTGTGTAGTAATATTTATCAGGAATATTACTTTCAAGGAACTTAGATATGGGTTTCTTTTCAATTTTAGGGAAATCTAAAGTAAACTTATCAAATACTTTTTTGGATTTTACACATGCAATATAGATACGTTCTCTATGTTGAGGAATTCCAGTAATTTCTGCAGTATTTAGAACTTTATAGGATACATAATATCCCCTCTTTTCTAGATTTTCTTTGATAGTTGTAAATGTTTTAGTATCGTCGTGTGATACAAGATTTTTAACATTTTCTAAGATTACACATTTTGGTTGATGATAATCAATAATAGATAAGATTTTCCAGAAAACATTTGAGCGTTCATCTTTAAATCCTTCTTGTAATCCAGCAATACTAAATGGTTGGCAAGGAAATCCACCAGTCAGTATATCGTGTGATGGTATATCTTCAACTTTGACATCGTTTAGATTTTTTAGTGTAAGTTTATGATTAAAATTTTCATCGTAAATCTTTTTTGAATGCTCTACCATATCATTTCCAAATACTACATTTACATTATTTGTTAATTCGAATGCTAAAGTAAATGCTCCAGTTCCAGCAAACAAATCTATCATATTTAGTTTTTGTGAGTTTGACTTTGTAGTTGTTTCTATTACAATTTCATTTTTCACAGGGACATTGGTAGTAATTGTAATGGGGGATGTAGTTGAAAGTAGTTTAATAATCTCATCTTTTTTCTTACCGCTATACCCTTTGATTTTCTTCTCCTTACAAAGAACAATCAGTTCCTGACGAGTTTTTGTCGAGTAATCCATTTGGTTTGACAAAATAGTGGTCGGTGTTGTTGTTGGTTTTATTTCAATTTTTTCTTTATCAATTTTTTCTTTATTTATAAGTGTATTATCAGGTAATATGGTATTAAGTTTGTCTTCAACTGCTTTATCAATTAAGACCTTAATTTTATCGGCATTATTTTCGCACATATTTTTTCGTTTTTGGTGTTGAATATAATGTGATTTTTGGGTAAAAGTTTTATAACATTTGTCGCAACTATAATTAACCATTTTAGTTATATAGTATAATAATATTTTATTTTTATATAGTTTAACTAAAATTAACTAAAATAGTTATTCCTTAATTATTTCAATAAAATACAATTTACATTTTAGACAAAATCGGCGTTTGAAATGTAAAAAGGTGTAATAGAAATAAAAACAAATCTTTCAATGAGAAAACACGATTTCTCTTTATTTGACATACAATAAATCTTTACAAACTATAAACTAATTTCTCTCTTGGCTGGCTCATCTTTCTCAAAAATCCTTGACTGCCCTCTTGTGGCAACGGCTCTCATTGGTGCGGATGTCCTTGACGCGCTTCTCTCTCAGCTTGCGACGCTCGCTCTTGGGGCTGTGGGGCTTGGTCTTCTGCTTGTTGATGTGGTAGTTCTCTCCGCCGCGGGCCTTGACGTCGTCTGGTGTCTCGTAGTCGCCGAACTCAGGGTCGCTGGAGACCTTCTTTGTACGCGGCGAGTTCTCGTTGAACTCGTAGCCATTCATCTCCTCAATGTCGATCGCAGCACACCCCTCGTTCATGATGTCGTCGTCCTCGTAGCATCCCTCCTCTGCCAGGATGTACTTGTTCGCTTCGTTGCTTGTCATTTTTTGATGTGTGGAGAGAGCAGCTGGAAAATACCTTTCATACAAAAATAAAAAAGCATTTCAATTTTTTTAAATCCTCACGCAAAATTATATACAACTACATACAGATATAAAAACAACGATATCTGGATTAAGGACGATAGTAGAGAGAAAGCTTTCACCCAAATGGAGTCAAAACAAATACAACAACTCAAAGAATGGGAAAAAGATAAAAAAATCCCGATTGGATAGACAATGACAAAAATCATCTCAATACACTCAACCAAATTTTAGGAGGTAATGACGAGAAAGATTACGAAAAGAGCAAGAAAGAGGCGACACTCATTATTAACGACAACATTTATTTGAAGACCTATGCCGTTTAGTTTTATTATGTCTGCGACTTGTTTTATTATGTCTGCGACTTGTTTTATTATGTCTGCGACTATGTTTCTTCGCAGTCTTTCTGCGTCTTCCACCAATATATGAACTGCCAATAACAGAACCAACTAATCCACCATAATTCGGCATTATTCCACATCGAATTTTATTTCTAAATTGATTTTCAGTGACACTAGCAATTTCTCTCAAATTACCTTCATCAGGAACGATTTTTGCGAAACGCAATGAAGGGTTATTCTCATAATCGTCCTCAGAATAAGAAACTCCAATATTGCCCTTTAAAAAGTATTTTTTATAAAATTCACTTATATAATCCTCATCAGTATCAGGATTATTTAAAGCTGAAATAAACCTATTTAATTCATCCGCAACAAGCTCAGTAGTATATTGAGAAACACACACATAATCCGACCCATACGACGAATTCAAGTATTGTTTACCGTCTGTCGTTTGAATAATTGTGAAATAATGAAGAATAGAATGGGCGGCACCTTCAATGTAAATACACAAGTAATTTTTTCCATTTTGTAATTTCATCTTTCGAGGATCATACATAACAATCTCACCAGGAACTATCTGATTAGAATAAATAAGAAGATCAAGTGTTGGATTCCTACGAATATTATCTAAAACCGTGCTAATTTTAGCAACCATGGCGTTGTATTGTTTCAGAGTCTTGTCTGTTTCAGACAGACTGAGAGAATGACCTTGAATTAGCGTTTTAACGTCATAACCTTTAATATCCTTTAATTGGTCTAAAATAGCTAGAATCAACTGCCACAAACGACACGACGCTGTAGATACTGCTGTTTGAGCCCTTGTTTTAACACCATACTCCGCATTATAACTAATTATATCCTTACTAGTCATAGAAAGTGCTTTTGAGTGTGAAATCAAAAATTTGACATCCATCTTTTTATGATATAATAGCATAATTTGTTTTATTTCGGAGTGTGTTTTAACCAGTTCTCTACTTTGTTTTTTATAATTTAACGAAACCACTTAAAACTATAAAAATAATAATACTATTTATAAATATGACTATCCTTGGGTTTAAGATTGATTTCAGTTATGTGTATTTGTATTATATTGTTGACATCAATGAAGACGACGCGGGTTTCTGGGATTATTATGCTGAAATGCGGAGAGAAAGCGACGAGTTCGTCGAGGATTACAGGCGTTCCAACCAACATTACCCGAAATTGCGTAATCTGTCGCATTCAACAGAACAGATTTACAATAATTTGCCAGATGACAACAAACTGGTTGCTTCGTGGTTATGGTATGACGAACGACCAACCGCTCATTAACCACGGACACGTGTTTGTTAAACAAGAATCTTCACAGTTTCAATCTGATAAACCCAAATTGGCTCATCATCGTGGTAATTTCTTCTTTTCCTTCATAATTAAACTTTGTCGTTAAATCATTGACTCCAAAGTTTAATAGCTCATCCCAGTTATAAATTGCTTCTTTTGAATCGTCGTATTCACTCAAAAACTTATGTAGCATTTTACAAAATAGAGCAGGATTTATGGTGAATTGTGTTTCATTACTTGTTTCCTGAGTAGATTTTGAAACTTGTCAAACCGCAAAGTGGAGAGAAATTGATTATTAACAAGCAATTCAATATTTTTATAATCGGCGTTTGAAATGTAAAAAGGTGAAAAAAAAATTCCGTGAAAAAAACAAAATTCCGTGAAAAAAACAAAATTCCGTGAAAAAAACAAAATTCCGTGAAAAAAACAAAATTCCGTGAAAAAAACAAAATTCCGTGAAAAAGAAGATGTTCCGTGTGGGGATCGAACCCACGACCCTTCGCGTGTAAAGCGAATGCGATAACCATCTACGCCAACAGAACTTACATCACTATTCCAGATTTAACTTTAATGTTTATGGGTCCTTTTACTGGTTCGTTTCTTATTCTTCTTCTTGTTCCGAACAGTTTTACGTTTCTTATTCTTTTTTCCTCCAGTATTACTAGTACTAGTTGGTCTACCATCAATGACATTTACATATTGTCCAGTAATAGGTTCTGTTAAATTGCGATCATTGCCTTGTGGAATTTCCGTTGCACTACTAACAATAATGTCAAACAGTTCCTTTGTCATTTTAATATCTTCTGAGACCTTGCCACCGCCAACCGTGGGTTGATCTGGTGTTAATAAATCGCCTTGTGTTTCACTTTCGGTATTCTTTTCAATTCTCGCATCATCAGACGGAACATCTCTAACATGGTCCAATACGAAGAATGCAGTCTTCAAACTACCCTGATTACCAATATTAACACGAACAACTGTTTGTCCTGTTTTAGTCCGCCTCACTTCTCTCTGAGTCACCATACCTTTAAAAAATTTACCGATATCCACCGCTTTGATATACATTATATAAAAATACAACGTATGTGACAGTGGATTATAAGTTGTTATTATGTTACTATTTTGAGGTTCACACTTAATTGACGAGTCATACTTTGGTTTCAACGGCACCTTACTAAGTACATCACTACAATCTTCATTTACACGCTTACGCATCCCATCTGCCTTCATTTCTTTTGACGAACAAGGATGCGAAAATCCGGCAATTTTTTTGGGTAACCCAGGAACCGGATCGCCTTTGGTCACAATACGTTTAAATGTTATTAATCCAGACTGTACACTCTTACAATAATCATCGCTAGCATACACATTCATACAGCGAGGTGCCCCCAAACTAACGCAAAATATAGGGGCTTTAAATATGTCATACGGTGAACGTTTGTAAAAATCGTTGGTTTTAAGTTTGCTCCATAAATACGAAAATAATGTGGTCATTGCTCCGCCGAGAGAATGTCCAAACGTCAATACAGTAACACTATTTGGCTCAGAACGCCCTAAAAAGTTTACAGCCAAATATCGGATGCTCTCCATTATAGTGTTAAGCATATCTGTCGTAATTTTATAAATACCATATAAATATGCCTCTTTCGAATCCTTAGTTATTTTAATTGGTATCATTGACGTCGGCTTAGTATAACTTCCAGCGGTCTTGCTACTATATGTTCCTCTAAATATCACTTGAATGACATTAGGCATGCGTTTGTCAGCAACTATATAAACGTTACCATAATTCGAGCAAGCCAACGAGATATATTTTATATTCTGGTCTACTGTAGCAATATCTACTTCATGATATGTGCGAGTACCCATCATTTCACCAGTAATTATGTTTATATTCTGAGGCATATTCATAGCAACATAATCAATAAATTGTTTTCCTTCTTTGTTTGAATACGTCTGGAATTCTCTAGAACTTAAATTAAATGCATACTCGTCGTTAAATAAGTTATTTAAATCACCTTCTAAAACAATTTTGTTTATCCCGGACAATATTGAAGTCGGAATAACATTACCTATTATTTGATTATAAAACTGTATAAATTTATTATCATCAAAATATGACAGCCGAGACAATGTAGACGCATAAAAACTCATAAAACACGTGTCACCATAATTTACTGAATTAGATATGCGTTGAAACGATGATTGCATTTTGTTTATACAATTAAAGTAGAAAATTCTTTGGTGTAACAAAATTAAGTGGTTGTTTCTTTCTCCTTCACTTTTGAGTATGCTGGAATATCACTACCTTCCTCCTTCTCTCTGGCGCGCATGCTTCTCAAATAAATCTTATTCCGGTCTTCAATATGAAGATGAAAGTCATCCTTTGTAAAAACGTCAAATCCTCGTTTCTCTGCGTAATGTTTGACCGCTTCAACAACCTTTGACTGCCGAAAGTCCTCTTCGAGCAAATCATACACAATTGCGAACATGTATTTCCGCATTTTGCGGCTGTGTTTGATCAGCTTCATGATTGGCTCAATATCGGGCATCGGCTCATTGTAGTTCACCTTACCAGTGTCTGGAACAGGTGGACTCGTTGGGTCATACATTTCCATAGCATAAACTTGTGAATGATACACATCATCAACTGGATACATATTGCGTTTACGGTCAATGAACCTATTTACCATGGTTTCGAGGTCAACTGGCTCCTCGGTATCACCAGACAAGCACTTTTCACAGTTACAAGAAGATTTTGCTTGTTGTGGCGTAACATCTTCCTGTGCTGGCGATTCATCTTCGGCCTGAGCCTGAGCATTCTCATCTTCTATCTTAACCGGGCGCTTTGGACAAGAGCTATTCATATGAATACACAACTTACTCATAAACGAGTATTCCTTCTTACAATATGGACACTTGTATTTGACACTCTTATCGCGAGGCTTCCCGCCTGTTTTCTTAATATGCGACGCCAATTCAGTGTGGTGTTGCCATTGAATCGGTAAATCTGTGGAGAATTTACACTTCTCACAATTAAAAGCAGGCTCGCTCATACTTTGTAAAGTAAATATAAATATTAATTATGCCTATTGGTTTATATACTTTCCACAAATTATTAAAAATTCAAAAAGGAATTAGAAATAGAAACACAAGATAAAACAATCTACCTAAAAATGCTGACAACCGAAGAACTCATCGCAAATTACGCCAAGAATGGGTTTGGTCTTCACATGAAAGAATCAGTATGCGCCGATATGTTACGAATCGCTGCCAAGAATTACTATAATGCGACCCCGCTTCTCTCCGATGCCGCATTTGATGAACTGAAAGACTTTATTGCCGAAAATTGGCCGTCTGCCGCAGTTCTCTCCGAAATTGGTGCCCCACCCGCCCGTAATCGTGTGAAGCTGCCTCATTTCATGGGATCTATGGACAAAATCAAGTCTGATGTAGGACTCTCTAAATGGGCAACAATATACGCGGAACCCTATGTTATTTCTGCCAAACTCGACGGTGTATCCGGCATGATTGACTTTGGACGGCATCGGATGTATACTCGTGGCGATGGCAACATTGGTCAAGATGTGACCCCTCTTCTCTCACTTGTTAATATCGGAAATCCCACGAATACGACGGGTCTCTGTGTTCGCGGTGAATTCATTATGAAACCGGAAACATTTGAGAGAAAATACCAGCCACTAGGCGCAAGTAATCCACGCAATTTAGTGAGTGGTATTGTCAATTCAAAGATTGCCGATCCGTCCAAGTGTGCCGACGTGGATTTCATTTGTTACGAGGTTCTCTCTCCGGCCGGTCTCTCACAGAGCGAACAACTGAAACTACTAGCATCACACGGGTTCAATGTGGTTTACAATAATGGTGTCTTTAAAAAGTCACAATTAACAGCAGATTTCCTAACAAATTTGATACTTGTTTGGAAACAATGTATGGTAGAATATGAGATTGACGGCGTTATTATCACGTGCGATGCCAGCGCTTTTCCACACAAATCCAGTGGAAATCCAGAGCATTCGGTGGCATTCAAGACAGCATCCGGGGGGCAAGAAGCTGAGGTCACCGTAACCGACGTAATCTGGACGCCTAGTCAGGATGGCTACTTGAAACCGCGTGTGCGCATTGAGCCTACTAGCATCGGCGGTGTTGTCGTTGAATATGCGACTGGATTTAACGGGGCATTCATTAGAGACAGTGGAATCGGTCCAGGAGCCGTTGTTCGCCTGATTCGCAGTGGTGACGTCATTCCATACATCGTCGAGACGATAACGCCAGTTCCCCCGAAAATGCCTGCGGCCGATATGGGCGAATATGCGTGGACGTCTAGCGACATCGACATTGTCCTCGTTAATCCGGAGGATAGTGCGATTGTTAGAGAGAAAAACATCGCGGGGTTCTTTACTTCTCTCGGGGTCGATGGACTCAGTGCTGGTAATGTGAAGCGACTGATGAACGCCGGATTTGACACAATTAAGAAGATTCTCGACATGACCCATGGTGATTTCCTCAAAGTCGACGGCTTCAAGGACAAAATGGCAGCGAAACTCAGCACAAATATCCGTGAAAAGTTCGCATCTGCCACCATCCAGCAGATTCTCATTGGTTCCAATTTGATTGGCCGTGGATTCGGTGAAAAGAAGATTGCCAAAATCTTTCAAGACTATCCAAATGTCCTTGAGGAGAGAAATGTTGCCAAACTCGCCGCGATTCCAGGGTTCTCTCAAAAGACCGCAGCCGAATTCATTGAAAACGTGCCGCGATTTATGGCGTTTTTGGGGGAGATTGGGTGGGAGGGCGGTATGGCGGGTCTAGTTGCTCAAATGCCGGTGGTGGTGGGCGGTATGGCAGGCGACAAACCTCTCGCCGGAAAAAGCATCGCCCTCACTGGATTCCGCGATAAAGAGTTGGAGGCGACCATAGTTGCGAGTGGAGGAAACGTGACTGGAACGGTGAGTAAGAATACATTTGCGCTTATAGTGAAGAGCAAGGAAGATTGCGGGAGCACCAAGTATCAATCGGCGATAAAGTATGGCGTTCCGGTGTATACACAACAGGAATTCAAACAATTGCCACAATTGGGCTTGTAGTCCCTCCATAGCCCTTCGGGCTACTACTTAATTACAATTGGGCTTGTAGTCTCTTACGAGTGCTGACACACTCACTATTTAATATAACTAATTTGAATTTAATTAAAAGAGTGAGCGCGACAGCGCTCGTAAGGGACTACTACTTAATTTAAGTGGTTGCTATTTAAATTAAGTGATAGAGAAGTATGATTTAAGGAGTGAGCGCGAGAGCGCTCGTGAGGGACTACAAGCCCAATTGTTAGACGCCACCACCAGTATCATTACTAGCCAACTGAGCCGCACTGCATAATTTCTTATTGTGCTCAGACGTACGCTTGTGCCAGAAGAATGTGCACTTCTTATAGAGGCTATTACTATAATTGAAGCAATCCACCTTCTTCGACTTCATAGTCTGCATCTTCTTCACCTGATTAATGGTATAACGCGGCTTCTTATTCTTCTTCACCTCATTACCGAAAAATCGCACAAGCGCGTTCATCTCACTATTTCTCTCGGGATGCCACTGAACACCATAAAAAGGATAATGATGTCCCTCTATAATCGCCACAAATTCACGCCCCTTTCGGTCTGAACTCGTGCCAACTATCTTATAAAAGTCATTAACGAGCGGGTTCTTTTTAAATTTTTCCGGTGTTACGCCTAACATATGGTTATTAAGAGTACACTTCATCGTAGTTATGCGTTTACGAGTGTCGTCATCTATGCCGTTCATAATCTTCGAGTGTTTCCCCTCATCCGTCAGCTTAATAGCACAAAGCAAGTTGTTGTACGAGTCAAACTTCTGTAAGAAATGGTCTACATCGTCTTTACCATCCGCAATTATAAGCATCTGCTGGAAACCCATACAGCATCCCCACACTGGGAAGTAATTTCCACGGTCATTCTCTTTCATAGCCATAATCATCAACTTTTTACAAGCCCGATAATACTCCATCTGTGTTCCAGCAAAAGCGCCACCACTCGGCAAATAGAGACCATGCACCTTTTTAAAATATTTTTCTAAATCCTTGGTGTCATATGGAATGACAATGGTCTCAATTCCTTGAGACTTAAGCCAAGAAATGTGAGACGATGCTATATAAGAATCACCGCACACCTTGAAGTATTTTTTAGTGGGTGTAAGAGGAACAGACACGATGCCGATCACAAACTTGCGTTTACTTGTTGTCTTTAATAACGCACTCTTCTGAATTTTACGCGTATGTTGCATTATATATTATTATATAGCACGAAAATTTTTTTAACCAAATAATATAATATGGAGTTAAACTTACATCCAATCATTGGTGTTCTTTCTGTTCCCGTATCTAAAACTAAGCGATCCGCCAACTACGCATCATATATACCGAATTCTTATATGAAATGGATTGAAATGTCTGGAGCACGCACTGCGCCTATCATTTTTACGTTGGAACCAGATCGCATAGCAGAAATTCTCTCACAAGTAAATGGTGTTCTTTTTCCTGGTGGCAGTATTGACCGCACAACTAACACCGATTTTCGCAAATATATCAATGCTTACAAGCAAATCATCAATTATGCGAAGCAACAAACCGAAGCAGGAAACCATTTTCCTTTATGGTCGACGTGTCTTGGCTTTGAATTTATGATGATGATGGAGGGACATACTGAACAAGAAGTGCACGACTATTATATTAAGAGTTTTGGTATTGAATCGGTTGATGCACGATCTTACAGTGTTCCTCTTGAACTTATGTATAGCGAAGAGAAAGACGGAGAAGAGAAATATATGAAAACTATTCTCTCGCCGTTATTCTCTGAAATGACACTGGATGACATAACGAAATATCAACGCGAGAACGTGTTTTATATGAATCACGGATATGGCTTCCCATTAACACCTGAATTACTATTATGGTACAGACAATTTATACACATTCTCGCGAAAAACAAGGATAAGCAGGGAGTCGAATATGTATCGGCCATTAAATACAAGAAATATCCCTTTTATGGTGTTCAATTTCACCCCGAGAAACCTAATTTTGAGTGGTTGGATGATACAATTCCGCACAATGAACTTGCTATCAATGCGTCTACGCAATTCTCTAATCTCTTTATAAACGAAGCTCGAAAGAACCATAATCAAATGATTGATGAGAGAATACAGAGTTATTTTTATCCACTTCATTCGAGAGATGAGGTTCTCGATATAATAGAACCGGAACACAAGAAAAACGCGGAATTCAAGTCAGCATTTGAACGCTCTTATTTCTTCACGCCGGACCACCGAATTTAAGCATTCAACAAGTAAATGCTGACAAATGACAACGCAATACCGACTAATTTAGTGGTTGTTATGCTCTCTCTAAATATAAATATGCCCACAAGCGAAACAAAGACATCACTAAGTAAATCCCATAAAACATTTAGCACTGTTAGTGTTGTATATTTCATCGAGTTGTAAAAGATGAGTTTCTGGACGACACCAATTACAACACCCAATGAGAGAAAAAAGTGATTGTTTGTAATATACGCCGTTTTAAGAAGTGGAAGAGACACTGTATCTAGCAGAGCCAACACAGCTCCAATAATTAGTTGATATTTCATAATACAATATTTAGAGAGAAAAGACCTGAATTAAAAGACAAACTCATACTCGTGAACGCTATTCAAGTTATATTTCAGATAATTAAATAACTTGTTTCGTATTTGTGAGCACATATAGTCGGCGTCATACTTAGTCGCGAGCACTTTCAGGTTGTTCTCCAGATATTCCTTGTATTGTGCGTCGTCTTCTAGCATATGCTTGTTCTCCTTCTGCCATTTGATATTCTCAATAATAATTTTGTTGTGAATATGCTCGACAAACTTGGCAAAATCTTGCAAAGACAGTGCCACCCATGTTCTCTCGGCTCCAAACACATAAAACACGCTTGCCTTTTGCTCAAAACACTTGATTGGGATGTTTGCTGTCTCTGTTCCAATCAAGTTCTCAAAAATATACGGAATCGCTTGAATAATATCGTATTTAAAAACGAGCTCCAAGTGTTGCCGTGTAATTATCATTGTCTTCTTGTACCACTCAACGAAGGTTGCAGTTTGGTGAGCAGTTTCGTGTTCAGTAAGCCAATCCACCAAATTCACGCGGGTCTTCTCCTTGTTAGCCCATTTCTTGAGCATCACTATTTCCTCCTCCATCTTCGCCATCTTCACGACGAGTTCCTTGACAATAAGGCTAACCACTGAAATTGGCATAACATCTTCTTCTTCCTCGGCATCGGCATCAACAACGCGTTTGCTTTTCTGCGTTACTTGTTGTTTCATTAGACAAGCCAACTCGTGGCGTTTTAAATATTGAGTCCTGGTATAATGCTTTCCGCAATATTTACAATTGTTCGGTGTGTTTTCCATAATAAAGATTGATTATAAAAAGTATTCGGTGGCAAATTTCAATTTTGTCAATTACGTAAAATCTAAAATATAAAAAAGCGAGCACTTAAGAAAGAATACAGTGGCTTTGAACTTTTCTCGTCTTGAGACACCACCACTTCTGAATCTTATAAGCAGCCATATGTTCGCGGTATTTTCTCTCCACAAACAACATCTTCTCATAGGGATACTCTTTATTCAACAAGAATTCGCGGTTGTTAATAATCGTTTTCCTGTGTTCAATCAAGAAGTTAAATGTCATATTGTGAGCGCATAACATAATATTCTGAGCATTAACAAGCCAGAAATACTTTTTAAAATGTTCCTCATTATTTGTTGGATTTTTTGCGAGACATTCATGGTTCCACTTAATGTAGGGGTATTTCTCAATAATTGAGAGATTTACATTTCCATTACTCTGAAACTGTTCGAACGATTCCATATCACTTGTTAGTTTTTTAAAAGCGCCTATGCCTTCAGTGAGCATCAGTTTATTCAGCGTTTCTTTGGTGCCAATAGTATAAGTAACTTTGATATAGCACAGATACATTTCAAACGTCAAATGTTTTATAAACTCATTGTTATAAGGTTTCGTCGTTGGATGCATATAACAAATTTGATGGAAATATTCGTGAACTATATCTGTTGTGATTGACTTGTTACGAAGCAGATACTGTTCCCAATTTATGTTCGAAAGCCAGTATGCCTCGTGTTTCTTGATATCCTGAAGAGACACATTGATTGTCTGTGATGCTACATTAAACGCGATTTCTTTCAAAGCGAACCATTTTATGGCGAATTCCAGCGTGAGATCACTTCTGTATTTCAATACTCTCCACGACCACGGATAATCGTCAATGTGCTTGTCAATCTCGACAAATGGCATTATACCAGATACATCAGATGGATGCCAAAATTCAAATTCAGGTAACACGTTACGCATGTTTTCAAACGTGAGATTATTGTATGAAGGTTGAACCGCAACCACAATCTCGTGTTTCCTCCTGAATTCATCGTCAATAATATGTCTTCTGTTTAACTCATCAAAATCCCAGTAAATAGCGTCAATTTGTGATTCAACCCGTTTTTGGGTAATGTATGGGCTACAAGACAGCTTCCAATGATGGTATTCGTATATTTCCATTGCGTTTATAATCCTTTGCATATTCTTCCACCAGTATTCCTCCCATTTGTCTTCAATATCGCGCGAAAGTGTGGCTATGCGGTCTTTTCTGGCGGATTCCATTTTTCAGAGTGAATGAAGAGACATTCACATTTAAGTCATTTCAATTTTTGTTTCTCTCCAACATATAACGATTAAATGTCCTGTCTTGCGTGTCCAAATGGAACAACGAGTTCTTTCAATGAAACCCAGACGAACCGTGTCATCAACGGCCAAGTTCGAGTCGCTTCTTCTCTCTATACAACGAATTTAGCGGCAGTTTCGTGTGTTTCACCTAATCCAGTCAATAAGAAGTTTATTACTAAAAACGACTCTTATGCGCGTTTTCTATCCAAGAAAAAGGGCATACTCAAGGGGAGTGCAGGGATAATTGTGACGAATTGTGAGTGCTGAGTGGAATGGCAGGCTTAGTTGCTATAAAACAATGTCCTGATGAGCGGTATGGCAGGTGTCAGTCAATCACGTAAAATGTGTGATTTCTCCTGACTCAAATAACACGACTTCGCGACACATTCTGCGTGCTTTTTGACGCAATTTAGTGAATTCTTCGTCGTCATCTGGTCCAAACGATGTTTTATTGGCTTTTAACATTGCGGTTTTCTCGTCTTCTTTCCATGTCATCGTGTCTTCGTTACTCCACGATGACAGGTTGTTCATTTGCTTTTTATAGATGTTGTCTTGTATTTTCTTCATTCCTTCGCCTTTGTCTGTAGTCCAGCCTTCGTCATTCTTCACATGGCATTCCTCCTTTTTCACATCGACGCAGTGTATTGGACGCTCTGTAAGTGCATAACGCTGTATATTCTCTCGGAATACGTTTGCTATAAAGCCATCGTATGTTAATTGCCCGGCTTTCTTTGTCATTTCTATAGGAACTTCTATATTCTTTATGAATTCGGTTAATGTGATGGCGTCTTTGCATTCAGTGTTTAAAAAGATGTTGATGTTGTTGACGATGTTGTTGCCTGAGATATTATAGTTGGTTTGTGGTGATGATTTGCTCAAAATCAAGTCCAACTTTGCATTCAATTCGTCAATTCTTTTGTGAATAACTTCAACATCATTGCTTTGCATCATTATCATTAGTTGTTTCATTTCTTCATGGAATTCGCTTAACGATGGTGTTGGTTGAATTGCTTCGTCTTGCGAGAAGTTGTAAGCATTCGGTGTATCACACTGATTTATGGTATGGTGCTTCTTTTTATGACTCCATAACCCCATACGAGAAGCATATTGTTTGTGACATAATTGACACGTATTTTTAGTTTGTTCGGTATGGTTTAAAGCATTAATGCTCTGGTGTTTTCTTGTAAGCAAGTGTTTTTCATAATCGTATTTGTTTTTGCTTGTAAAACAACAATGTTCACACGTATATACCATTATGTTTTAATGTGATAATGTGTATTTAAGTTATTTCGGTGCGATTACATATTTGACGTAAATGATTACAAATTCCTCGCAAGACTGACTTCCATTTTAGACCATAAGCCTAAAATCACTCAAAAGTCGCCTTACGATGGTTGGTCACAAGTGAAAAATACGTGTTTTTCCAAAGGCATTATTATTTTTCTTGAATTTTGGGGGTCAAAATGCCAAAACTTTTTTGCCTATTGGAATGTGATTTTTTGAGAAATTGTGGGATGTAGGGAATGGCCGGTTTAGTTACTCAAATATGGCCGGTATGGCAGGCGCACAATATTAGGAAATAATAACACAAGACTATATGTGTGAAAAGGATTGGTCTGACTACAAAACAGCAAAGGCATTTTATAAAAGTTGTGGTAATGATACAAGTGCAAAATATGATATTGCTGACTTTAAAAAGAAGATGTCTACAATTAAAAAGGAACTCGAAAAAGAGAGAATTTATGTTATTTATGTCGGTTGGGCAGGTGTAGGCACCGAAGCTCAATATGTTTTTGATGAAGCATACAATATAATCGAAAACGAAAAGAAATACAAAGGCGTCGATAAATTAAAGTCGTTTAAAGTGATTTATAGTGAAGACTTTTTGTATCATCTCACTAAGACTGGTAAAATAAATCTTTTGTTCGATTATTCTTTTTTCAAAACACCAGCAGAGAAAAAAGAAGTTAAAGAATATTTTGAGAAAACCGAACAGGTATTTAAAAAGTATTTCACGAACAAGGAAATGAAAATAGACAAAAATACAATAACCATTAAACTTCACTGAGTTCCATTATCATTTGCTCGTCATCGTCTGTGATTTGTCGTTTATTTTGTTTTTCCTTGTAATCAGCCACCATTTCTCTCACTTTGTAGTATCCAACAAACACCGACGCAATCACCGTTACAACATTGTTAATTAGCATAAGTAAGTTGGAAAGATAAATGGAATAGACAAGCCAGATAGCATTACCTATAACGCGCAATGAGAGAAACCATCCACTGAAATCCCGCGTGGATTTCGTTTGATACGTCTTGACCATCTGCGGAATATTGTAAATCAGGTTAATAACGTTGGCTATTACAAGCATCACGTTCATTCCCAAGGGAACATTTGAATCAAGCAATTCAAACTTCATTTTCTCTCAAATAGATAAAGTGCAAGAATAGGTTTATATATGTTTTAATAAACTCAATTAAAAACATCTTGCTATTTACATAATACACTCCGAAAATGTCGAACCGCCCAGAACAACTACGTGCCGTCCAAGAAGAGGCACTTGCGCTCTTTACACGCAAAAATGCCGACTACGGCGACGCCTTCGCAAATTATGGCCCCGTAGGCGTGATTATGCGTATGGGAGACAAGATCCAGCGTCTTATGAGTATAACCAAGACCAATGTCCAGATGGTTGACAGTGAATCACTGCGAGACACACTCATTGACTTACATAACTACGCGGCCATGGGAGTAATGCTAATAGACGAGCAATCCAAGTGAATTGGCGAGAATTAGGAGACAACTGAACGCGATACATAGTGGTGGATTCATTTACGTTAACCGCGTTCGGCAACATTGTCATCCGCGAATCAAACTCGATTTTATCAAATGTGCGTTTTTCATCTAGTCTTGTTAAAAACAGCTCGGCATCAATGTGAATATTCTTTATGTATGCCGTTTTACCGTCATCCGAGAGAACCAGCGTGAATTCGCGGCGTTTGTTATACAAATTTAACGGCCATCCCAGCCCAAATCGCGAGTTTAAAATGTCAGTGTATATGGGTCTCCCTGTTTTCGGCGACTGCTTCTTTACAATCAGCACATTCACCTTTATTAAATTCGCAATAGACGAACACAACCGAATCACATCAAATACGTTGCTATACGAACTATAAACGGGCGAGTTTAACCAAGCATCGGCGAGTTCCACCTCGTTAGCGTTTATATAAATGTTTAAATAATCGAATACTTGTTTTTTCTCGTTATTCAAGAGGAATTTGTCAAGACGACGGCACCAATTCAAGTAATATGACTCGGGTTGAGAGAGGTCTATGTGAATTGATGTGGTTATATTGCGATGCTCTGTGTTTGCCGTTGCTATCATTGACGAAAGCAAGTTTTGATATTCACCGCCAGTAAATAAGTCGAAATCGACGTGAAAAATGTATTTTGGAGTTGTTATGAGTTTGGAATGTCCCAAAATCCAATCAGCCCACTGCTGGTTTTCCAAGATTTTGTTTGCTTCCTCGTGGTTTGTAATAGAATCCTTGTTCTTTTTATAACAATAGTCAAGCAAAGGGAAGTTGACGAGAGAAGGGGGCGTTAATGCAGACCCATTTAGCTTGTTTATGTAGAGTTCAGAGTGCGAAATTTGCATTGTTCGTAAATATACTTAAATTATGTGTTTATACTCTTTTTGAATTTTCATGATAAACCAACGATGCTTTCACTTGAAATCTCTCAAGAAAAACACGGATGTGGCGAGAAATTATTATTTGATATTCAATTGAGGAAGAAGTAATAAGAGTGGTCGTTTTTATCAAAAGAAGAAAATGGTTGAATTGTTATGTATCTCGGTTCAACGATGCCGACTACTAAGAACTTTGATGAATTATGTCAAAATAAAGTTTTACAGGCACCTATTTTCTTCTTTTTGATGGTTATGATGACGTCATCGCAGCCGATTTGGGTCTCAGTTTGTGCTTTTTTCAACAGGTCTTCGCACTCGGTGGATGGTTTGGGGTTGTCCATAGCAACATTTGAAAGTCGATCGGCTTCCTTGTTGTCCTCACGATAGACGTGTTCGTATGTTATACTGGCGAAATTCGCGGCGAGTTCCTTAGCGATGCCGTTGAGTATCTTCATATCGGGGTTGTTCGTTCCGAATTGGCCGGTCATCTGTTTGATAACCATATTAGAGTCACCACGAACGACGAGAGTTGTGATACCGAGAGTGAGAGCGTGCTGCATACCGTTGATTAAACCACTGTATTCAGCATAATTATTCGTCTTCGCACCGAGATAAGCCCATCCATCGGCGACCCGGGCGTTCTTGTCGTTGTAAATCACATAACCGTAACCGGCGCGAGCATTGGGATTAGCGCGTCCATTTCCTCGGCATCCGCCATCAAAGTAGAGATAGTACTGCATTCTTGTGTTAATTATTGAGAGAAATTATTATGTTGTTGATTCAATTTTTACTTAAAAGAAATAATATCTATTTCTCTCAATAGTATATCAAATATGTGGTCAAATTACAGTGAAGCCAGTAAATCAGCCGCGAGAGAAATCATAAATTCCAAGCCAACTGGCGAAACTTACAAGCGAACACTCAATATTGACACGCGATTTAGAGAGAATTACTACAAAACAAACAGCACCGACTTTCACGTTTCTCTCCCCGTTCGCATCAAGGGTGTCACCAAAATGAAGTTGTGCTCACTTGAACTCCCTTTTACTATTTACAACGTCTCGGCATCGCAGGGGAATAACTTTTTTTATATTATAACAGCAACATCAACGACACCGATAAAACTTCCAGATGGTAATTACACGGTTGAAATGATGCAGACTGAATTAAATGCACAACTAGGAACTACTACATACGAAGCAATCATTGATAAACGAACCAAGCGAGTCGTTATATCTGCTACTTCTGTTTTTACCCTCAAATTCGCAACTGACAGCAACACAAACCTTCAAAACACACTTGGTTGGATGCTGGGATTCCGCTTTGGTCAATATGAAGGCAACACATCTTACGTAAGTGAAGCGCCATACATCCTCAAATCACCGCGATATGTCTTCTTACGAGTTGATGACTACAATAACACCGCAAATGACAGCATAATAGCCGCATTTAATAGTTCCATCTCCACCAGCAACATTTTAGCGAAGATTTCCAACGCAGAACATATTGACGACAACATTTTCATTATGACACTTGAAGACAAGTTTGTCAGTGGTTGTAAGGAGAGAACATATAGCGGACCGGTCGACATTGAAAAGCTGCGAATTCAGCTCATTGACGAATATGGTCGCATAGTCAACTTGAATGGCAGTGATTTCTCGTTTTCTCTCGAGTTTGTGTGTAATTAAGATGAATCTTTAATTAATAAGTTCTGTGTATATATTAATTAACCAATGCGTGCATTCAATAACGGAAAACCTCAATTATCATCAAGCGATAGAACCCGCGACATTGGAGTTCGCAATATTTACGCAGACACAAAGAGTTCAAAAGCTAATGCGACCAATTACGACGGAAGCATTATTTACGACACAGCAAATAGTCGTGTCAAACGATATCAAAATTATGAAATGTATAGAGCAGTTAATTATGGGTATAGTTTATGCGAAGATTGCTCTGGTGTGTGTCCAGCTGTCGCGGTTGACCCCGAAATCCAAACGGAAAACAACCAATTTAGCATAATGACGTTTACTGGTACTGAAACATTAATTTCTCCAAATGATTATTTAGTAAACGGCGGAGCGAATTTAGATGGTTCTGGAGTATTCATTGACCCAAGTGGCGTTCTATTTGGAACAACCCCTTGTACAACAAAGGCATATATGTCATTTATGCGTGATTTATCTGGTATAGATGTCGCTGGAAATGACACTAATCAAAACTATTTAAGATGTTATTCATTTCCAAATAAGGTAAAATTGTAAAATACAAGGTAAAATTGTAAAATACAAGGTAAAATTGTAAAATAAAAAATTGAATGTTGTTTAAAGACATACATATTAAACAACTTTCTCTCAAACGACCAAAACCATGGATTTCTCTCCAGAACAACAAGCAGTATTTGACGCATATCGAACCGGAAAGAACGTCTTTATGACTGGCCCTGGTGGCACCGGCAAATCCCACTTGATTCGCGCTATTTACAATGATGCCGTTGCTATGGGCAAGCAGATTCAAGTGTGTGCTTTGACCGGATGCGCCGCTATTCTGCTGAATTGTAATGCGAAAACAGTTCATTCATGGGCGAAAATCGGCCTCGGTGTAGGTCCAAACGAGGCGATCCTCCAGAAAATCCAGAAGTTTAAGAAGACCAAGCCATGGCTCTCGACGAACTTGCTTATTGTCGATGAAGTCAGTATGATGTCCCTCAAAATATTCGAACTGCTCGATTATTTGGGGCAGAAAATCCGCAAGAATACGCGACCATTTGGCGGGATTCAGGTCATATTCAGCGGTGACTTCTTCCAATTGCCGCCAGTTCCTGACCGCGATGACGCCGATACGGGCAAATTCTGCTTCGAGTCAGCCCGATGGAATACAACTTTTGACTGCCAGATTGAACTCAAGACGAATTTCCGCCAGAGCGACGGCGAATTTGCCCGTATTCTCAACCAGATTCGCGTCGGCAAGTTGTATAAGAGTGGTTATGATATGCTAAAGGCGAGGGTTGGGGTGGATCCGAGTGGTAACATCGTCCAGCCAATCAAATTGTTTCCACGCAAATATTCAGTGGACACAATTAATCACGAACAAATGAGTAAAATAGGTGACGAAGCACAAGTATACAAGGCTACGCTGGTGAAAGATGGCGTCGGCCCACAAGTATCGCCAGAAGCCATCGCAGAAGAGGAGGCCTATTTGCGTAAGAATGCGTTGTTTGAGGAGGAAGTGAGACTGAAAAAGGGGGCACAAGTGATGTGTATTGCAAATGTTGACATGGATGTCGCCAAGATTTGCAATGGAAGTGTCGGTGTCATTCTCGATTTCGTGTCGTCGTATCCTCTCGTGAAATTCAACAACGGTGCCGAGCGGATTATGGTGCGACATTGTTGGCCGAGTGAGAATATTGAGGGTCTCAGCATTGCACAAGTGCCACTGATTCTTGCATGGGCAGTGACGATTCACAAGTCTCAGGGGGCAACACTGGATCTCATGGAAATTGATGTTGGCAGCGACGTATTTGAATATGGTCAGACTTATGTTGGATTGTCGCGAGCTCGTAGTTTGGAGGGACTCTATATCAAATCATTTGTTCCAGAGAAAATCAAGGTGAATCTAAAGGTTCAGGCATTTTATGAGAGAATGAATACGAAATAAAAAGGAATTTAACATAACATTTGATGCTGACTACACTTATTTTTCCAACACAATCAATTTATAAAGAACCTTTGGTTGATATATGCTGAACCGAATGTTTTGAGTAAATTTTAGTTACACCATAACCCAAATGTTTCTGCGGAAAATGTACTTCGAAATAACGGGAATAATATCCCCTTAATTTCTCTCAAAATTTTACTTTAAATAAGCACCAAATTCCATCAACATGTCATCTATTATAGCATATTTTTCTTCATCATTAAATATTGGGGGTAAATATTTAGCACTTTGAGCATATGCGTCAGCATCATCTGGAGTCTCAAGTATTCTCATCAACGAACGCACAAATGATGTTGCTGACACTTTATCGCTTGTATTTCTAAAAAGAACTCTATTAACTACTTTTTCATTGTTCTCTCGGTCGAACTTCTCTAAAAACCCGCGCGACTTACCACTTAATGGATTTTGTTGTTCAATAATAGTAGCATTTTTAATATCTTCTTCAGTAGGTTTGCCGTCTATTTCGGTGACTTGAATTAACATGAGACTCTTCATCGTTGTATTTATTGCCCATGGCACTTCTTGTGCGGAATTTGTTATAAAGAACTCTGTTCCTAGTTTATCGCGTATATGTCTAGCAAAATGACGAAGCAACTTAATTGTAAACGCTGATGGTATCCCATGTTTGGTTTTTTCAGGTTTATTGTATAAATTGGTGGTTTTAATAAACATGACTCCGAGATTATTTTTAACACAAGCGTCGTATATAGTTTGGAAATGTCCAGCATGAGGAGGGCAAAAACAGCCAGACATTACTCCCACATTTTTTCCTTCAAAATTAAATTCTATTATTTCAGAATTATTGACAGCTCTTTCGGTTTCGCCTAAATACAAATAAGTATCTTCTGGTAATACATATTCTTTGGTAGGCAATCCAAATTTAGCGCCACCCTTTTTAATGTATGTCTTTTTGTTTTGTCTTTTTGTTGATGACCGTCTTTTTGTTGAACGCACATTTCTCTTTTTTGTTTTTGTGTTTCTTTTTGTATGATTCTTTGCCATTTATAATATAAAAATATAATATTATGGCCGGAATTTTACCATACATTCAGGATAAAAACGGAGGAATCTATTTTTTATTCGGAAGAGAACGAATAAACAATAATCATGGATGTGCTGATAATGGATTATGGAGTGATTTCGGTGGTTCGCGTGAAAAAGGTGAGACACTGAAGTCGTGTGCTATTCGTGAGGGAAGTGAGGAACTCTGTGGATTTCTCTGTAAATCACTTATTAAAGAGAGTATAAAATCAGAAATTTCCATTAAAACATATACAACCTTTTCGGTTTACCTTAATTATGATAAATACCACACGCTTCCAGAATATTTAAACTCCCATTACGAGTTTATGTCGAAGCATCCACAGATAAAGCCACTGATTAAAGACCCAAACAACGGACTCTATGAAAAAGACAAGTTTGCCTGGTTTTCTCTTAAAGACATTCGAGAGAAACGCGATCAATTCAGACCGTTTTATCGCGAGGTATTGGATTTAATAGTTGCCGAATTTGGGTATTAATTCTTTCGCGTATTGCGTCGTTTTTGTCTTTTTTTCTGCTGCTTCTTTTTTGATTTTTTATTGGATTTCTTTTTTCTGCGTTGTTTTCCACCGATATATTCTGAGCTAGCATCATAAAATTCTTCATCTTCTGTAAGTTCTGGTGCAGTCATATATGAAGACGTTGACGATAATGGACTTAATTGTGGTTCTCGTTTTTTTGTTGTTTTTTTAGGCATAAAAAATTCTACTTCTTCTGGCGTAAATCCCAGACTAACCAATTCATCTTCAGTTATTGTAAATATTTTATTATGTGCATCACTTGGTTTAATTCCCTGGTTAATTAACATGTATTCTTTCATAGCATTGTTAAAAATATCTTCGGGTTTATTTTCTTCGATTATTTTTTTATAAATATCATCTAATTTTTCACGATTAATTTTCCTTTGTTTCATAGATTCTTGATTCATTTCCTTTTCGTACAATATTTCATCTCCTGAAACTTCCAAATTAATACGTTTCGATAGTTCTCTCAAACGATCCCCATTAATTAACGTGTCATATTCATCAATAACTCTTATGTATTCTCTTTCGAGATTTACACCAAATTCTTCTTCATCAAGCTCAGCAATAACTCCGTTTAAAAAATAGCTGACTTCACCTTGATTCATGATGTCAATGATGTCACGATTTAAACTACGGATCCGCTCATAATAAAAATATTGTTCGCTACCAATGCGTTTTAACTTATCTAAATCCATGCCACCACCATTAAGTGCTTTTAATATGTTTATTTTTAGAATGTCTTGTCGTATTTTTATTATTCTTAAAAATAACTCTTTAATGTATTGAAAGTAATATAATCCATGGCCACCTTTTTTTAATAATTTATCGCCTCTATCCCGTATATTTTCATCTATTATGCCACGTATATCTTCAGTCATATCAAAAGGACTGACACTATCAGGTCGTCCATAACCTGGTTTAGCTTTTTGGTAAAACAAGTTAAAAAAACCTTCATAGTCATCACGAGATAGTAACTCTTTTATTTGAGTTAACATATTTGATAAATCTATTATTGAGTTTGGTGGTTTTCCGTTAATAATTTTAGAGTATAATGACATTTAAATTAGTATTAGAAAATTATTAACTTCATTTAATATAACATCAATGTCAAGCAACGTTCTAGGCATAACCATAGAACGTGCTGAATACACACCAGAACAAAAGGAACGCATAGTGAAACAACTTTTAAATGGGGGCGATCCGAGAGAAGATTTTGAGAGATTACGCAATAATGACGTAACAGTTGCTTTCTCTCCACGTGGTCTCGATGTTGTCAATGCTTTTACCCTCGTGGAACGTCTTAACACAGTCGCAAAAACCGGCATATCCTTCTACGATTTGTGGCGAAATAAGGCGAAATTCAAGGCGAAGCCATATGTTGCCAAGATGATTTCGAATTACGCGAAAACCAAGGGAGTTGGAGAGAATGATATTAAGATGTGGTTCCGCATATATAACTTGTATTACGGAGCTATTAGCGTCTTTCGGCCGTCGATCGCGATGACTGTTTATCAGCGATTTGCTCCGGCAAGTGTTCTAGATTTCACAATGGGTTGGGGTGGTCGCCTGGTTGGTGCGTGTGCCTTGGATGTTCCGCACTACATCGGCATTGATAGCAACACAAATCTACGCGAACCTTACCGCAAAATGGTGTCATTCTTGAAACCACTTTCAACCACTAAAACCAAGTTGATTTTTCGCGATGCTCTCTCGGTTGACTATACCGCACTGGAGTACGACATGGTTCTCACGAGTCCGCCATATTTCAACATAGAACGCTATGCAAACCAGCAAAATCGCAGTAAAGAAGAGTGGATTTCAGAGTTTTATGAGCCATTATTTTCGAAGACATTTGCTGGGATGAAACGTGGGGGACATTATTGCTTAAACATACCTGAAGAAATCTATCGAGCCGTCGCATTACCGCTATTTGGCTGTCCATCACACCGCATAGCGATGCCTAAATATAAACGACAGCAAACCGAGGAATATAAGGAATGGATTTATGTATGGCGGAAAAATTGAAATTTCTCTCCGTTTAATGACTTAACCTAAATCCTAACCATAACAATTTCATCTCAATCATGTTCAAGACACCAGCAAACCACACAGTCTACGTGCTCACATCGCGGTTCAACAATGCGACCTTGACCGAAAACGCGAAATGGAGAGAACGCGGCGAACACCCCGGATGCGTCTATTGTTCACCGACAGCGATGCCAAAGGGCGTTCCTGCCGAGGCAATTATCCTGATGATTGAGATGAACAACGAGCAAAACAAGATTGCTGGATTTGGAATGCTGATTAATAAACGCAAGACGGATCGTGACCGAAATCTCATTTATGCCGACCGCAATTACAATCGCTATGTCTACCGGGGAGATATTCGTGCAGATCGCGAGTGGCTTCTCTCACAAAACACCGATCTCATTGAAAAACTGGAAATCCTGATTTTCAAGGGGAAGGACCATATTAAACGTGGTGTGGGTTTCACTTCGATTCCTAAGAAGAAGTTGCCATTCTTCGAGAAAGATGGTTATGGCGATCAATTTCAAGAAATTATCTACAAAATGATTGCTGAAAATAAGAATGAAAATCCCATAAAAAGTAATTGAATATATTTCCACACATTAAATTAAATACAAACAATATGGAGGATAAATCCGATTACAATGTCGATAACTACGAAATAAACGAATTGATCGATATTATTGGTATTGATTACCCAGTAACAAAAGATGACATTGAAGATGCTACACTTTTTCTTATTAAGCAGTATACTCAATCTAACCAGCCTCTTATGGTGGCTTTTGTAAAGGATGTTAGAGAGAAATTAGAAGAATACCTGTTTGAGAACAACATCGACGAAATTTTGCGTGAAGAACACGGAATTATGACGTCATTTGCCAAGAAACCGATAGAAGACAACACAAATTTTGTTGAAGACCGAGAAGACCATAATGTGACAATTATCAATGACGACCACCAAACAATGCAGCAAAAACGATTGAATTTCCCGCTGAATCCACGACAGGGGTTTATGAACAATCTATTGCGCAATACTGACACGAAAATAATCAACATCGACAGCCACTACCGAGATACACTTTTATCAGATGCGAGTGGATATAATGTAAAAAGTAGTTCAACCGATTTCATCGTGAATTTTAGTGAACCTCTTGTGAATGTTCTCTCAATGAAGTTGTTTTCATATGAGATTCCGGTACATTGGTACATATTTTCAGAGAAATATGGAACAAATCGGTTTATGATTGACAGCAGTATGGTCGTTATACCAAATGGAAATTACACATCAAGCGAACTAATAACAGATATATCGGGTGCTATTCCAGCTGGATTCACTATTTCTCTCGATACTAAAACAAATCGCGTCACTATAAAAAGGACAAGTGGCTTTACTTCTTTTAATCTATCTTTTTACAATGAGCAACTATTCAAAACACATCATACAACATATTGTAGTGGCAAATACAATACACTAGAGAGAAGCGGACCAAAAATAGATTATAATTTAGGTTGGTTACTTGGATTCCGTAAAACGGCGTATGCTGGTGCATCAACATATACAGGAGAGGCGTTGCTCGATATAGCAGGCATTAAGTATATATACATAACACTCGATGATTTCAACCACCATCATAATTCAAAACAAGTGACAAACTTATATCAGGACAAAGAAACATTTAAGTTGCCGTCTTATTACAAACACTATGTCGACGTTAATTGCGACCCTGCAACTGAAGTGAGAGATCCTATAACTGGAAACAGGTTGACTCAGGCACAACAATTTGCGATCACTCAAATTATACAAGAAAACGACGACAGTGACTTGGACCGCCACACTGGAAATGTTGATTCTGATATTATAGCACGAATTCAAGTGCCTTATAGTAACGGCAATTCATTTCGATACCTTATAAACCAAGAGAGTAGTTTATCAAACAATATGCGGCAATATTATGGTCCAGTAACAATTAAACGCATGCGAATCCGTCTAGTTGACGACAAGGGTAATGATATAGACCTCAATAATATGGATTGGTCGTTTTCTCTCATTGTCGAACAATTATACGAGTATTAATAAATCAATCTCTTTCTCTCCATAGTTTATTAAATAACACAAATGATTTATGGAGAGAAAATAAATGCTCTTGATTATGTGGGATATTTCGGTCCGATCATACTTATCGTTGTTACCGTCGCCTTTTATATGTGGCATTATAGCGAGCAAAGACACAAAATCCGCGCGATTCTGGCCAAATTTGGAGGCCTCCTGATTTTTAGCAGCATCCTGAACGCGGTTCTCAAAGAAATGATAGGCGCACCACGACCATCAGGGGAAATCGCACTCTTTGGGACGCCGAGAGAACGCGATTTTTATGGGATGCCCTCTGGACACGCACAAATGGTGGCGTTCGTCACTGCATTTTTCATTAAAAACGCAAATGAAGTGAATAATGTTAATCCAACTTGGTTTGCGGTGATGACGGTTGGATTTTTAGCAATAAGTATTTTAACAGTTATTCAGAGATACTCATTTCGTGCTCATACATTGGCACAATTGGCGGTGGGGCTGGTGGTTGGCGGCGGAGTAGGCTGGCTGATTTAGTTGTATCGGCGTCTGGTTTTTCGTCCGCCACTTACGGATTTTGTGCGACGGCGGGTTGTTTTCTTTCTTCCTCCGTTTGTTGTTTGTTTGTCTGAATCAGATGACGCGGATTTTGGTTCATCTAAGAAGTATTTGTAGAAATCTGGCTTGAAATACTTAAACATACGATAATCAGTTTGGAACGCAGGCATACATGAAAATCAAATGAATTAAATAAAAATACACATAATATCAGGAGTGAGTGCGACAACACTCGTGAGCCACTTCAAGGGCATTTGTACCTAAAAATCGGATTGATGTGAATATAATCACCCGGCTTCACAAGATCTACATATCTCGCCAGTTCGCCAGGATACTTGGCCAATTCATCTTCAAACTTCACAAGCCACTCTGACCACGCGTGTTCACAAAGAATACTTTCTCTCAACTCCTCATCTACTGCTTTGTTAATCGTCGAAACCAGTGGCATATTGAACATATTAAACACTGGTCTATTTTCGCTTCTTACAAAGTAAATCGACGTGTATTTATCTGGGTCATACTGTTTATTCTTCTTGAGTTCGTTAATGTGCTTACTATAAACGTTGTTAGGCTTCTTCATAAAGAATCGGTTCTTATCCGATGGAACAAACGTCTTGATGTCTTCTATGTTGTCAACATTGTACTTTAACATTTTCATAAGTGTTGTCGTCTCCTTACGCAGAGCAGTGATCTCAGCCATTTCATCTGCTGTAAGTTCATCCATCATAAACTGATGAATACAATCGAGAGCTTGTTTAATTTTCTCAATCATAACATAATTTCCGCATAAATAAAGGACTACCTCTCTCGCTGATATAATATAAAAGGCAACATTAAACATCAGCTCATCGTGAAACTTTTCACTGTAGATGTAATCGTTTCTCACTTTTTTATCAGAGAGAAATTCCAAAAAATGCTGTAGCCACTTCTCGATTTTCTCGTCATATCCAGCGGTTGACGTTGTAATCGCAAGCGCCTCTTCCTCTGTGCGTTTTATGAGGGTATTATCAACAACAACACACCCTGGTTCTTTACAAAAATCGATGTAGTCGCGTGCGATTTTTCTGATGTCATCGAAATTCTGGTATTTAATCCCAAATTCAGTGCAAATTCGATGAAATTGTCGTTGAATAAACTCAACTATATATGGATAATCAGTTAGAACATGCTTCTTATAATCTTCATCTTGCATTGAGCTGGCAAAATCAACAAACACATATTTAACTAAGCCTGTTTGCTGTGAATACTGATACGACGGCTTAGGAAACGACATCATTGCGTTTGAAATACTCATTGTTGTAGTTAGTCATAAATAACACATTGTGTTTAAGTAGTTGTTCCAAAAATTGAAGCTGATTAAGCTTTTTGTGGCAAAAGCATTTCAACTGAATCTATGCTCGCCACAATAGAAAAACGCCCGAGTGCGGCAATCAAGTCGCCCTATGTGGCTGATGCGACCATAACAACGAATGCTAAAGCAGAGAAAGTGCTCATTCACACGCCATCACTTGGATGCTGTGGATTGGCTGAAAAAGGTGCTAAGGTCTTGTGTAGCAAATTGGATGGCAAGAAAAAATGTGGATATAGAGCTGAATTATCATTTCATTCGCCCACAAACACATGGGTAGCGGTGAATCCTAAGTTGTCCGAGTATGTCGTTGATGAGTTAATGAAAAAGAACGCGCTTTATTATTTGAAGGACTTGAAATGGCATCGTCGAGAGAAAACAATCCTCAATTCGCGGTTTGATTTTATAGGCGTTGATTGCGATGGATGCCCGTTTATCAATGAAGTCAAACACGTTCCACTTGCGACAGATGATGGAGTAGCCTATTTCCCAGATGGATGGCGGAAAAAGAAGGGAGACCCAGTAAGCCCGCGCGCAATTAAGCATCTCGAAGACTTGATTGCGATTAAGAACCAATCGCGAACCAGGTGTATTCTTACATTTGTGGTTCATCGGGCTGATGCTGTTGCGTTTGAACCGGCAAGAACAGACCCTATATATTTAGAAGTAATACGCCGTGCTTGGAGAGAAGGCGTCGAAATCTACGCAATAAAGGCCACTTGGGAAAGGGAATGGCCGAATTTTGCGTCAGATGCCGACGAACGTCTCCCGATTATGCTGTTTGATGAGTTATTGTGTTGACTATTTACGATTTTTTATTTTCTCTCTATAAAGTACAATTAAAATGGCTGGCCAATATCCTAAACGCGTTCTTATGACTAAGCGCAGAGTAGACCACGGGGCAGGTGTTTCTAAGTCTGGTCTCTCTGTTGGTGTTGGATTATCGTTGTTTCCAAGAATAAGCCGAGCACGTCGTCAGTAAAATATAATTAAGATTTATAAATATTTATAATGTAATTATATAAGTATTTATAATGACGACATTTGATGATGGAAATTTTATATATACAAATCATGCGGTAAATAGTGTTAGAGTAGATAGATTAAGTGACAACCCCAGTAGGGTGGTTAATAATCCAACAATACCTTCTACTGTTACAATTAATAATACAACGTACAATGTAACTTCTATTTTAAACAATGCATTTTACGACAGAATAATATTAACTGGAACATTAACTATTCCAAACAGTGTTACTACTATTGAATATCAAGCGTTTTATGGATGTTCTGGATTATCAGGAGAATTAATAATTCCAAACAGTGTTACTACTATTGGAAACCAAGCGTTTGAGAGATGTTCTGGATTAAAAGGGTTAACTATTGGAAAGAGTGTTACTACTATTGGGTCCAGTGCGTTTGCTGGATGTTCTGGATTAAATGGAACCTTAATAATTCCGGATAAGGTTACTACTATTGGGTTCAGTGCGTTTCGTGGATGTCAAAACATAACAACTGTTCGTTATTATTCTAACATAACAGAAGCCAACTCAACTAATTTAAAATCAGGATTTGCCCAGGGTACTACATTTATAAAGTTAATTTATATAGAACGCAAGTCGTTTAATGAGAAAAAAATTAATTTAATACCGAATAAAATTATTAGAAATGCCGCTGGTATTCCAACTACTTAACAATAATTACACTTATTATTGTTGTTATTTTCTTTTATTTCTAATTCCACTCTTGTGCAGTTTGTCTTCACCTTTCGCCTGATTATATCCTGACAATTTGTTATAAACGGTTGTTCTACATTATAACAAGTGATCGCGCTAGTATAATAATCATTAACTACAACCTCATCTTCTTCGCGCAAGAATTCTCTCAAAAACGCCTTTACATCGTCAACCAGTTCTCTAGCGTGTTTATCGTTATATTGGTTATCCATTTTAGTAACAACTAAATGTATTGCAATTATACTGGCTGACATAACGATCGGCGTAATTTTTTTAATATATTCAACTGACTCCGAATTTAACGGGTCAATTGTAAAAATGATAACATCAGCATTTCTACTATACATTGGCAAGAGCATAGCATAGCGTTCTTGACCTGCTGTATCCCATATATTCAGGCGAACTGGATTATTGCCAGCTAATTCCGAATAATTTACAATAAATGACGCGCCGATTGTGCTCTCATTTGACACAGATGCCCTATTTTTAATGAATGATGCTACTAAACTAGTTTTTCCAGATGCGAAGATGCCAATTATGCAATAGTTTATGATGGATGATGTCATATTTTTATATAATAAAATAGTATAAAAATGGCGACTGACGCTTTTGGGAGACTCCGCACTTCAGAACCGTTTACGACATTTAATTATCATCCATCACCATCTTACTATAATACTGGTGACAATGATATATGGGTGAGAGATACTAGTGGTGGTAGTGTTTATTATGATGGCAGCAATAATTTAATTAAAATCGACGTTTCTGGAGGAGCAGTCACGCCTAACCCAGATAAATATGCTTTTCGAACTACAAAAATGCCGATGGATTATCAGCCTGGTAAATCTCGATTGATTATGATGTCTGGTGTTATGATATCACCGGTTCCGACAGCATCCGGGGAGCAAATATTTTCACGTATGGGGTTGATTAACGTCGCATCACCGATTATAACAGATGGTGTATGGTTTGAAGTAGATGGCTCGAATAATACTCTTAATTGGTGTGAAAGCATACAAGATGGTAGTGGTTCATACATTATTAATAAAAAGGCTAGATCAGATTGGAATATAGATAAATTCGATGGAACTGGACCATCTGGAATTGTGCTTTCATATCAAAACATGAACAAAGTAATTCTTATAGTCATAGACCAAGAGTGGCTTGGTGTCGGACGTTTGCGATGTGGATTTAATATTGATGGTGTAACTTATTATGCTCATAAGTTTACGCATGAAACATTGTCATACGCATATACATCTTCACCAAAGCAGCGTATTGGTTACGAGATATTAACTGGAACGCATGGAACATCGCCATCAACGACTTATACTATGAAGCAAATTTGTTGTACATGTATGTCAGAAGGTGGATTTTTTCCGCTGGGAACGAGAAATAGCATATCAACCGACATTAGTGGAGTGTCCATAACAAGTTTAAATCAAAAACAAAACGTAATTCTTGGATTGAGACTACAGAATCCCGCAGATAAAAAATTTAAAAATGGAATAATTAAAATATTATCAGTAAACGTATCATTTAAACCGACAAATCCTGGAAACAATCAAACTAATGTAGATGTTGTAAAATACAATCTACAAATGCATAGTAACATAAATGGCATACAAATTGGCGATCTGAGTGGCAGTGGTACTATTAGTTTCACAGATTTGTCAAACTCAATTGTTTCTTATCACAATAATGGTACAACACATGACATATCATCCAATGGGTACTTCATACATTCTGGTTTTGTATCGTCGCAGAGCACAGTCAGTTTCGGAGCCAATGATTTTGAAACATTATTAACACGTGCTAATATTACGCAATATGATACATTGTATTTAACTGTTCAAGGAAATGTTACTGGTTCGACGGCATTAGTATATGCCTCAATAGATTTCATAGAATCTGTATAAGTATGTCTTTCGGCATGGGGGCTTCATACTTATTTTTTCTAACACAATCAATTCATAAAGAACCCTTGGTTAGAACAAAGTAATTTATGCTCTAACCAAAGGTTTTGAGTAAATTTATTAAAACTGTTATACCAAAGGTTCACTCCGAAATGCCGGGAACTATATCACCTTATATTAATAAGTAAATGACACGCCGACTTAATATAAGGAATTTTGTTGTTGCTGATATATCAAACGGCAAAATGTCACAATCCGGTCGCGAACCCACCATGTTTCTCTCGCAATCCACATTACTAACGGACCTATCATCTGGTAACCCAGTTACAAACAAATTATTAACGACAATAACTGACGCATCACTGAATTCGCATGCCCATTTCTCTCGGTCGTATATTAAGATTATCCGGGATTATACGCAAGACATATCGAGCGCAGATGAAGTTTTTATTCCAGACGGTATTATGCGTATAACATTTCTCTCTGAACGGGCAATCTATAATTCATCTCTTCTCTATGCATTCACACCATATTCAACTACTACAATCAACAGTTTACAATGGAACGTTGCAATCGCCAACAGTAAAGCACAGACGGCAGGTGATTACTTTGACATACCACTACCAGACCCCACTTACTATCCTTCTCTCTATGTGAGTTTTTTAATAATTAAGGATGCATGGGTATTGAAGAAAATCATCGACCCTGTACAAAAAATATGCAAAATTAGCAATGTATCTCGATTTCATTATTGTATTAATCCTCAATTCTGTTTTTATGACCGTAATAGGAAACATTTTGTGTGTAGCAATGGCCTAGACAGAACAACAGGAATTAAGACACGAATAACGATGGGAGTAGAGGCTGATCGTCACGGATTTTATTGTAATTGTGACTTTAATGATATTGTTTTCTCTCTATCAAGCCGGACTTACTTGAATGAAACTACTATTTCGTGATTGCCACCAAAGATACAAGAAACTAAAATAACCACCATATGTAGAGTATAAAATGCCATCATCGCCGTTGTTTTATCTGGTGTCGGGAATGGCAGGTGTAGAACTCAGCATATATGTGGGCGGCGAAGTTTCTTAATGATGACGCCATTCATCAGACCACCCGAAATTTAGAAAAAATAGTCGTTCTTGTTATGCTGTATTACCTGACATGGAGCGCGTTATGGGTTTATGAGAAAAGTAATCATTTAAAAATCCGGTAGAATAGAGAGAATCTAAGTGTTTCACTTTTCTCTCCTCTGTATTTTTCACCTTAATATATTTGTCTTTCAGTGATGTTTTGGGTATGTCCATTTCTATTTCTTTTTATATAAAATACAAAAAATAACACTAAAATATAAATGATGAAAAGTTATGCTCATTTAGAACAAAAAGTATATTCGGATGGAAAGATGATAGAAGACAAGGACGTTGAGATGAAATATGATGGAGAGAAATTGGCGATAGACCTGCGTGAAGATGGCCACAAAAAACACGTCGTTCTCTCCAAAGATGACATTATGAAGGTGTTTACACAACCAACGCATTCAACCAACTTACTTGCTCGTCTCAAGTTAGATTTCAATACGAAGAAGCAGAAGCAAACGAAGAAGCAGAAGCAAACGAAGAAGCCGCAGAAGAAAACGAAGAAGCAGAAGCAAACGAAGAAGCAGAAGCAAACGAAAACCACTAAAAAGAGGTCGTCTTAAAGAGACAAATTCTCACCAAGTTTTTTAATTCTACGTGTATTTAATCGCAATTCATCTATAAATTCACTTATATTCACATTTATATTCTTCACCAATTCACTGAAGTTGCTGTCATTAATAATTCCATCACGATAAGTAATGTTACTGAATTGCTTAATGGTATCTTCAATCGTCATTCTCTCTTTAAAATTGGGGTGAATGTTGGTTAATAACAACTGAGAGAAATCAACAATCAGTTTATTCTCTCCAAATCCATTAAAATTTAGGAGATACAACAGATTCATCATAAGAACACTTAAACTATAGTTGTCCCACGTCAAATAAGATTGTTCAACTATTTTTTTAATAACATCAATGTATTTCTCTCCAACAAACTGTTTTAAACTAGCAAAACATTTAGAACGATAGCGATTTACAAACGATTTGCTATATAAAAGGTGAAGCGCATCATTACCGTCGACATATTCATCGCACAGTTTTTTAATATCTTTTTCACTGGGATTATCATTTACGTTAAGCAAATAGCAAATATAATGGACCTCAATCGGCCATATGTAATACTTTGGATAACTCGAGAAGAAATAGTTTTTGAGAAGTGCGAGGTTTGTCTTCTCTCCATCAAATGCCTGTAAAACTTTATTGACATCCAGTGACAGCCCAAAATCAATCATAATTGGGATTTGGCGCACTTTATCAATGAGTATATTATCTGATTTAATGTCAAAATGCACTATCTGCTGTATTGAAAGCTGTTTTATTGAATTTAACAAATATTTGTATGAATGAAGCATTTTACGTATGATGAAGTAAAAATCAGTGCTTTCCTCTAAAAATTTGTAAATATCCACGTTTTTAATATATTCGACGTCCATCAGAACTATGTTGTTATGATTATTAATATTGGGGCATTCGGCGATTTCAGTGTCTTTGATTTCGTTGTATTTAACATTGCAACTACGCACTATAACAGAAAACATGTTTCTATACTTGGGAATCTTCGTTTTTATAATGTTCGATATATAAAGCTCGTTTTTAGAAGCGAAGTTGTTCTCCTGTAATTTGCTCACATATTTTGTGTTGTTCGTCTGTTTCCCGTTACATCTCACCTTTGGATAGTAGATACACCCATATGCGCCTTTTGATAAGAGTGTCATTTTGCCTATGAATTAATGGTATATTTTGTTTTAGTTTTTTTAACGGACAAAAATAAAAAACAACAAACTATGTGGGTTAGGTTTATTGTGTAGTAATAACAAAGTAGCGATTCTTAAAAGTCTTCTTGATTTTCGCAATAATGACTGCGTTCTCAAGGTTGTCATCTGTTGAGAGTTTGCGAACCAACAACGTGGTTTGCTCTTCGTTTTCTTGAATAAAATCCTGAAAGCAATTTGCCGGCTTATAAACACTCTCATCGCCGTTTTCAATAGCATTGTTGATATATTGGTCAATCAGTTTAATGTATGACTTGTCAATTGTCACATACTTGCGACGTTTCTTTGGTTCTTCCTCAACCTCCGTCTTATTCTTGAAGTAATATCGTGCGCTCACATACATCTTCTTGTTCATGTCGCCGTCAAATCCCATCGCAGAAAGACGTTCGCGTTCGGCGGAAATGATGCGAGAATTCTCTCCAATCCACTTGCTCCACGCCTCCTTGAAGTCGTCCTTGGTGTCGTATCTGTGAATCCTTGAAAACCCGCTGATTTCCGCCATAATCTCGTCAGAGAACTTGAAACGGAAGGTCTTCACTGATGTCGTCGCCATTTAACGTGATCTGAGAAATGCTTTTTAAAGGTTTTGAGTTGTTAGTTTCAATTTTTTTTGAATCTCCATATATATGCCTAAATTCTACGAAATAAAACTGGATGACATACTCGTTCAACGCGATAAGTGCTATCGCAAGGTTTTAACTATTAATAAGACTCCGGATGGCCCTCTGTCTAGTCTTGTTAAAACGACAAAACGAGAGAAATTGTCGGTTTTTAAGCAGAGTTGCTCTCCTTGTTCCAAAAATGACACTTGTATGAATGTTATTTTAAATCCTAGCGACAAGGGAGAATATTTATTCGAGGAGGATTTAGCTGAATTAATGACTTTTTTGGTGGAAAATGGCTATACTATCGATACTAAATTAAGCAAGCTAATGCAGAATCGTTATCGCGATGTCGTGTTTTACATAACTTATCCGTGATGTAATGTTTAAACTTTATTGATTTAAATATTAATCATATATAATGACAACGAAGTCAAAGATGTTTCCGTTGTTGCTTTTGTGCTTCTCTCTTTTCACTCCAGTTTCGACAATTACTCCTAGGATTAAACCAAGCCATACGAGCATAACTATTGACAAGGGCAAGTTCGATACCGTTGAATTTACACTCGATGAACCAATCATTTGTAAAGACATGGATAGTCCGTGTTCTCTCTATGTTACCCTAACAAACCCCGACACTTCTAAAATAAGTATGGACAATTGTATGGTCAAATGGAATTGGAATGAATGGATGCAACCACGACATATTCGCATATCAGCTGTTGAAAATTTCGTCAATGACAGACCATTTACCGGAACAATCGTTCTGAACCCCGCTGTCAGTCGCTCCGAATATTACACCGGATATCGCACAGCAAATATCACTGTTGCGACTGTTTTCAAGCCGTCAGGTTATTGTAGTGGGACTGGTGACCCACACTATACTACGTTCGACGGCGCTTATTGGCACGTATATTGGGCTGGAACTTATGTTCTTTATGCGGCGCCGCGTCGAGCATTTGAGGTTCAAGTTGCTACACGTGGATACCCAGCACAACATTGTGGGTTCGCCGTTAGAGAGAACAACGACGTTATTGTCGTCTATAGGTGCGATGGAGCCAACATTATGAGGCGAACTTGCGCATCATCCAATTGCGTTGTTGGGTCATTCCCTAAAATCAGCGTGTATGGCAGTTCTTATAGAGTTGACTTGGAATCCGGGGCGTTGGTGCGGTTTGACTTGTATAACAGTGTTTATGGTAATATGTATGTCACTGCTCCTGGTCTGGATTATGCGGCAACTGAGGGCATCTGCGGTAATTTTAACGGAAATCGCGGTGATGATGTCCCGATTTATGTTGCTACATCGGCGAATCAGATGCCACCGAGTATGATTCCAAAAGTCGACCTCTTTAATTGGAAACCTAGTTCCAGCGACTCAATAATTTCGACACCATCACCATATTCTAAGGAATGTAATTACACTGAACCTACATTTATTCGCCCTGTTCTCTCAAATCGCGATGTTGAAGACATAACTAACCTTATTAAAAATTCAGCGGATTCTATTGTCGAAGGACCAAGCAAGAATTTCGTTGAAACGCCGATTGACCAATCAGTAATTGATGCGATTGAGACTATTTGCCGCGATGCTATTGTTTCATCACACGTTACAGTGGTATGCACTAAAAACATTCCCAGATTCGATGTTCAGACATATATTGATGGATGCGTCGAAGATTTAGTGCTTTCAGACGGAGACAAGGAATTTATTGAGAGAGCAATCGAAGACATGGAAAATAAGTGTATAACTGAAGCCAGTCGAGACACGACCACTTGGGAGAAAGATAACAACGGAAATCCTGTTCAACCTAACCTCGAAATTCAGACGTCGTTGTGTCCCAATCAATGTTCAAGAAATGGCGTTTGTCTTGCCACCAGTTGCGTTTGCGATGCCGATTTTCAAGGTGTTGATTGCGCAATAGACAAACGCATTCCACCAACGATTGAAAGTCAGAGCGACTATGTTGTCGATATAACAAACATAAAAGAAGAATTCAGTGTCATCGGCAAGAATTTCTATAATACAAACTCTTTAGCGTGTAAAATTGGTGATGTCATTGTTTCAGCATTTTACATGGGAAGCAAGATGATTTTGTGTAATATACCTGCGTCTATTAAGCTCAATGATAACAAACCTACAACATTTCCAGTTCGCGTAACCACTGATATGATGAATTGGTCGACAAGCGCCGGAAACATAACATTTTACAACTCTCTTTGTCACGTATGCTCTGCGAATTCGTGCGGAATTAACCCTAACTCGTGTAATATTGACAACGTTTGCCATCCAGCGCAGAAGATTTCGCCTATTAATGTGTGTATGCGGTGCCAACCGTCGATTTCTATGAAGATGTGGACCTTTAACTACGATAATTGCGGACCGACGTTTGAAATTTCGTCTTATACTGCTAAAATTGTGGAGAGAAACGCGGCCGGCACTGTTTTCGTGCAAGTGACCGCAAAGAATCCCAATATGAAAGACAATCCTGATTATGTTGTGTATTACAAACTCATCAATTCAGAGAGTATCTTTGCTATTAACGAAGACGGGGGGATTTATACGGCTACCGATTTGGATGCGAGTAAGCGCGCATATATGATTACAGTTGTGGCGACTGATAACGCTGGGAATGTCGCCACAACGCACGTAATTGTCAACGTTTATAGGACGAATACATCACCTCTCTTTGATCGCGAGGAATACACAGTAAATGTCGCCGAAAACACGCCTATTGGCACTAAACTGCTGTCAATTGTCGCAAAAGACAGCGATGTCGACTATAATTGGGGTAATATAACATATGATTTGATGATGAGCAGGAATGTATTCGGAGTGGTTTCTGACAATGGCACGTTATTCACATCGGCGCCTCTTGATTATGAGGATGTCAATACGTATGAAAGCATTCTCACGGCAAAAGATGGTGGCGGACAATTTCACTTGACAAAGGTGATTTTTAGGGTATTGGACGTAAATGAAGCACCAACCAGTATTGTTGTCAGCAAAACGGAAATTAATGAGAATGATCCTTCTGGAATATTTATTGGCACTCTTAGTTGCGTCGATCCAGAGAAAATGCCGTGTTATTTTTTGGAAACTGATTCTACAAATTTCAAAGTGGTCAACAACACGCTTTATAGCAATAAAGTATTTAATTACGAGCAACAATCAAAATACCTCGTGGAAGTGGTGGCATCAGATGGATTGAATGTGTTTTCTCAGAATTTAACAATCAATATAGTTGATGTAAATGATGTTCCAACCATATTTGGGCTCAGTTCAACCCATATTCGAGAGAACGAAAAAGTCTATAGCGCCGTTTCTGAGTTAAATGTTTCAGATGAAGACGCCGGCCAGACAGTTCGGTGTGTAATAATTGACAACAAACAGTTTTCTCTCCAACAGAATTTGCTCATTCTTGTTGGTGATATTGATTATGAAACCATTCCCGTTATTCAACTAATAATCACGTGTATTGACGACGGGATTCCTTCTCTCTACGCAAGTAAGACGTTTGATATTGATATAATTGACGACGAGGATCTTATTGGTCCCGTTGATATCGACAAATTTCCACTCTATGAAAACATAACAAACGGATATGTCGTGGCTTCCATTAAAAATGCGTCAAACACGTTTACTTCGCGCAATACAGATTTTATTATGATTGGATCCAATCTTACATACGCAGGGAATGGTGTTGATTACGAGCAAACGAGACGAATCTATGTGTTACTCGAGCCGACAAGCGGCATTGGCACAATATCACTGGTTTTTGATGTCATCGACGTGTTTGACCCCCCGATTGGGCTTGAATTAGACACATACGAGGCGAGAGATGCTGTTGTTGGTAATGTTTATGTAGTTGGACAAGAAGAACAAGATAAATATAGGCTTATGCTCCAGAATCATATGGAATTGTTTGCTCTTAGAGAGAAGACACTTGTTTTTATAGTAGATGACGTGCCATCAGGTGAATATGTGTTGAATTTTATTGTAAATGACGAGTATCCTTTTTCTCTCCAAGTCGAGCATAATAAGACAAACAATACACGCGCAACTGTTAACAATACACGCGCAACTGTTAACAATACACGCGCAACAACAACTCTCCATATTTCAGATGACGAAAACATTGGAACAACACTTGAAACAATACCAAACGCAAAAGAATTAAGCTGTAATTTGTCAGCAGATATATTAAGAATAAACGCGAATACCGGTCGAATTTACACAATTGGTGTGCCATCTGCTAAAAACATTAGTGCCGGCAATTATATTTGTAAATTGATATTTAACGATGACACCGACGCATTATTAATGGTATACATTTATGACGATTGTTATGACTCTCCTTGTGGCGACAATGATTGTATAGACGCATTTAAATCACATATTTGTAAATGTTTAAACGGACAAGTCGGAGAGAATTGTGACGGAGTAATCGCATTAGAGGCCAAAAATGAAGAGTCGAAAAGAGCGTTAGTAGGAATAGTTGTCGGCATATTATCATTGGTTGCTATTATTATCACTTTAATGGTGATTGTTTTAAAGAAACCAACCAACAAAACATCGCAAAAAAATGTGAATGATAGCTCTGCAATGTTAACAAATCCACTCTTTGTTAGTCCAACAAACAGAACCACCGTGGTAACAAACTCTACTTATGACCGTCTAAATCATCAAAAAGAAACGCAATCTCTCGCTAATCCAATGTATTCTGTTTATATTGGCGAACAACTTTATGACGAAACCACACCTGAATTACCACTTAAAATGTATCAAAAAGACATGGTTCGCTCTCTCGCGAATGAAGAAACGAGCGAACTATATGGAAACGTTGCCGAAGCAAAGAATATAACTATTCACGATTTAAATGTTTAGCACCTCGCAAAAAAATTGAATTTACAACAAAATTGATAGAAAAGGATAAAACAACAATTAAAACAATGGCAACAAAGAAACCGCGCAAAATCAAGGAGAATAGTGTTGTCAATAGTGTAACGACGCAAGATGTCCCTGTTTTAAAAGAACAACCACCAATTACTAAAGACAAAATGAGCATGGAGGAGAGAAACATTAAAACAGATGAGGATATTAAAAACATCGATTTGTCTAGTTATAAAGAAGATGAAATACCAAAGATTCACCAATTCATTGCTTCTCTCACACCAGATGAAAAGAAGGCCATGCTGATTGCGATAGACCATTTAGGAAGTTCATTTGACATTGTTCGGTGTAATCACTACAAATCTTGGGCAAAATAAAAAATTATTTACTTATTTTTAATGAATTAAACCCCCAATTGTTAATTTATAGCATAAGTATATGGAAGAAGAACGCCAATTAGACAATGGTGGAATAATCATGGACTCTATAAAATATGTTGGAACAAGCGTGTTCAGTTTTATTTTTGAGCAATATTTAACGCTTGTCAATACTTTTTTGTCGAGTATTCAAAAACAATTAGCCGAATTAGTTCCAGAAGGTTCGCCTGTTATGAATAAATACAAGCAGGCACAACTAATGCGCCAGGCTATAAACGAAGTGTTCGCTGACCCGGTTTTTAAAGCACAAATAGAGACATTTGGAGCGAATATTAAAGCGACGATTGCGCCATTTTTACGTGAAATGAATGAACTATTAGAGAGAGAAGGAGATAACTTGGCTGGTTCTGCTTTTAAAATAACGAATCGCGTGGCACGTAATGCTATGGCTGGTGTATTAGAGGGTGTTGAGGGGGCATTGACGCTATTTCCTGGTGTAGGCACGGTAATCGACTTACTCAATGTATTACAAGGCGTTCTTGATAGTGTCTCGGTGGTTAGCGTTGAATTCTTCAAAAATATGTCGAAATTTATGGAAGCGTTTTTAAAAATATTTGGAGAGACATCTGGTCCTATTGTTGATACAATTAAATCAGTTGATGAGTTGTTTAATAAGATTAAATCCATTCAAAGTCAGGTGAATTCTAAAATTGCTGATGTAAGCAAAATAGTAGAACAGATACCAAGAGGAGGAAAACGCACGTTCAAAAAGCGAAAAGCAAAAAGTATTTTGTAAATAAAAGAGTTAATTAAACTATTTTATTTAATCGAGTGAATTATTTATTAAAACATACCAGAATCACACGCATTGCGGATGAATACGTAATCTTCCCTTGATGGTGTCATTGCTTTCTTAAACGTTTCATAATCGAGGGTCTTCTTGACAACCTGCTCATCGAAGTTCATTCCCTTGAACAACTCCTTTGGCTTGAAATCAATAAGACGACCCTTCTTAATAAAACGAGTAACTGGCTCTTCCTCTGCGAGTTGCTTCTCAAGTTTAAGCTGGGCATCAGTCTTCTTACGTTTAATAAAGACGTCGTCTTCGGGCTCTTGTGCTTGTGCTTGTGCTGGTGCTGTCTCTTGTGCTGGTGCTGTCTCTGGCTCAATAACATCTTCATCATTATCCACCTCATTTGTCTTCTTTCGCGGAAGATAAAACTCCTTACAATTGTATTCAGTTACATATCGACGAGCCGATGTTTCAAGCATTGTAAGCGGAATATCGCTATCACTCCAATACTCAAAAGCATCCATCTCGTAATTATAACACATTAGAAGCGTGCCTCGGGGCGTAGTCTCAACCATAACCGTATACTTCAACTCGTCCAGAAACTTTGGAGGATCGTGTGTTGCCCGCTTAATTGGATAGAGCTTCACATATTTCTCGTCTGGAGTCTCTTCAGGAGTCTCTTCTTCAGTGTCAGTCTCTGTCTCCGTATCCGATTCGTCTTGTCCATTAAACGCGGCGCCAATGATTGCGAGCAGATTTCTCCTGTAAAGATGAGATGTAATCCAGAAGGAAATAAACCCAGAAATAGGCATAATAGCCCAAAAGACGAGTGTATAATACTTTATTGACGGAATACAAGTTATTGTCTCGTCAAATACACCACTGTATGGAGAACGATTATCTCTGTATCCATCCACATTTACGAGAACAGCACTGAACAATACAAAAAGAGTGGAAAACATGGCAAATGAAGTGATACAACAAAATATCACTTCATTTTTAAGTGGTTTTAAATAATTATGTATATGTTTCATTTTATACCAAGTTGGCAATTTTTTCATCAACCAATGCCTTCACCTGTGATTGAAGATTAACCACCTTGATTTTCTTGTAATTTTCGTTGTCTGGATGGAGTGCCACCAAATAGAGATCATTTACCTTATATCCATAGTTCTTCTCAATAATATACTTATACATATTGAGTTGTAGGCAATAATGCCAGTAATTAGTGTCTGGAAGTTCTTCAATCAACGGATTCTTTGCCGTCTTACAAAATGCGTTGGTTTTCGTGATTTCCTTACATCGTTTCCAATCATAAATGTGGAGAGACGTATCGTCTTTAAAGAGCATGTCTACGGAACCCGCAAGTTTGGCTTGTTCGTCATAAATCATCCATTCCGTGCGAAAAGGGGTCAGGTGTTTGTGGTCTTCGGCGAAGTTGAGGAAGTGGTTGTATTCGAGTGATTCGTTATCGTTCGGTGTGCCATTATAGAAACACTCAATGTCAAAATGGAGGCGAGTTCCCGAAGTCGAAGCGGATTTTCCCTTCTCTGACCATTCAGCTTTTATTTGATCGGGTGTTTTTCCATAATACTTGCTGGTCGGCCATTTTGGCGAGCGAACCATATTGGATATCACCTTATCCGCGTCGAATTGCTCGAATTGGGCGTGATTAAATGTTGTCACCGAGGTATATTTTGAATCACCGTTAATAGTGTAGATGTGCTTGGATTCCTCAAATGTTATGTTGTCATCGCGTGGATGATGGTTGGTTATGGCGAGACGAAATGGATTATCGGGACGTTTTGCCATGAGACGTTTGTAAAGATTGTAGAGATGGCGTTCTTTAATTTTCGGGTGAGTGAGGTGGAGAGAAATAGTGGGATAGGTTTAAATCAATTTTACAGTAACTTTGGTTAAATGGCTTGGAATTAGATAGAATTTCATCTGTGTTATTATATGTTATCTTATTTCTTTAATTACAATTTGACTTCCTCCAGGTGCGCAATATCTATTTAATCCATTTGCTGATTCGTTTCCTAATAGTATTGTTAACTGGTTAGGCAGTGAAGATGTATAATCTCTTATAAATGAACAGCAAACATTTCCATAAGAATTTGAAGCATAATTACTTTCACCTGTTTCTATAAATCTTCCTGTATATGATGCGGTTGGAGCTACATAATTTGAGTTCTGTATTACTATTATATAAAATTTATTGTCGGGACTTCCACTTCTATTATCATATGTAAAAGAAATAGTTATTTCATAAATTTTATGACTAAGACCAACTATATCAAACTGATCATATGTAATAGTTGATATTGTTACTGATCCCAATGATATATCTAGTACATAATTTGATTTAGTTACTTTTGATGTTGTTAGTGAACCGATGTTTGTTTGGTCTGATGTGTTTGGAAAAATACAAGATAAGTAATTTAAACGGTCACACCAAGTAATCTCTTTTGTTGATGTGTCATATGACAACATTTTGTTATTAGTATTAACATTCCTAATCGGTGCCACATAAAACGCGTTTGATATGTCCGCGTTTAAACTCGCGTCTGTAGCATTGAGAACAATTGTTTTTGTTTGTTGATTTGTATGTCCTGCGTATGAACCTATTGCTATCGATGAAGCACCTTGGTTTGACTGGGCAGCACTATAGCCTATTGCTATCGATGAAGCACCTTGGTTTGACTGGGCAGCACTATAGCCTATTGCTATCGATGAAGCACCTTGAAGTGAGTTGCCAGACGATCCTCCTATTGCTATAGCGTATTGCCCTTGAGTGTTATTTCCTGATTGAGTTCCAATTGCGATTGATTGCGTGTTTTGACTTGCATCCCCCGCTAAATAACCAATCGCAGTAGCATACGATGCTTGATTTGATGTTGTTCTTGAGCCTATTTTTATTTTAGCTTCAGTTCCAAACAATATTGTATTGTAATTCATTTGTAAATTACCAGAAACATCGGCATTATTCATTGAAACATCTTTTAATGTTGATTTCCCTCCTACAGTAAGTGTTCCTGTTAAGTTCTCATTTCCACTGACATCCAGGTTGTTTCTAACTCTAACAGCACTGGCATCTAAGAGAGCCGAAATTGTGGTTGCTCCGCTTACATCTAGTTGTCCATCGAGTCGTGTGTTTCCCGAGACATCCAACCTATTTTGAACTTGAATTGAAGTGATGTCCATTGATCCATTTAATGTCAATATCCCCGATATGTCGAGGTTGTTTGCTGATACATCATTAAGTATTGATCTACCATGCACAGTTAATGTTGCTGGACCTGTTACTTCGACGCTATCTGCATAAAGCGTATTTCGCACATACATATTACCGTTTCCATTGAATTCAAACATGTTTTGGCTGCTGTCTCCAAAAACAACAAGTGGAATATTGTTTGAATTGTCCGGTATGCGGACTGATGGAATATTTTTCTGAGTTGTGAGTCCGTTGCCTACTACAAACGCGAATGACGCATCTATTAAAGTGTTATTGTTTCCAAAGACAATTGTAGATGTTGCATCATTGCCTATTATATTGCTAGAACCAACTGTAAAGACATATTCTGCATTTGAAATGTCATTGTAATCACCTAGTGTCAATGTGTATAAATTGTTGGTCAATGTATTGTCATTGCCGAATAACATATTAACATGGCTTTGATTGCTTGTATATGTCATTATGTTACTATCACCCACAACGACGGAGTTTCTCTCGCGAGTGAGAGTGTTATTGCTACCAAGAATAAAATTTGTACTAGAATCAGTGAGTGTATTTGACGACGAATCATATATGATGAGAGAACCTGAAGGTTTGTCTATTGATATTTTCGGTGCTCCTTCTATTGCGAAACGGATTCCACTGTTATCATAGTAAATTCCGGTGGATGGACTGTTTGTGAAGGAATATGCGGGGGTTGTTGATGTGCCATTTTGTGCTAAGAATTGTCCGTTGTGTGTAGTAATGTTTCCGGATACATCAAGTGTTCCTGAAATGTCGGCGTTGTTATCCACATGTAACGCACTAACGTCTAAAATACCATTGAGCGTTGTTGTTCCGTCCACTGTGAGGTTGCCTGATATGTCGGCGTTGTTAATCACGTGAACCGCACTAGCATCGGTGAGACCAGAAGAACTGATTGCTAATAACAAATTTCCTCCTGATAAATCGAGATTGTTTAGCCCTCCAACACCTATCCCTAAGTTAGTCCGAACTTCAAATTTTGTATTTGCGGTCTCTGAGCCTATTACAAATGTGTTGTCTCCAGATGTTCCATACGAACCAAACATGTTTGTATGGCTCCCTGTTTTCGCTATGCTAAACATAATGTCTTTACTGGAAATGCCTGATGTAAAATGATATGCTGTTGTGGTCGAGTTTCCAGAATCAAAATTTTCATTTACTGAAAATCCGTTTGGTTGTGCTATAATTTCTTGTGTGTTTATTGTTAATGATGTTGTTGCTAATATGTTTGGTGCTGTTAATAATTGGTTTCCATTATCATACATTAATTCATCGTATGCACTTGCAGCGTCTGTACTTGAGTCTGACACTAATAATGAACCGGCTTGCGTTGAGTAATAATAGGTTATGGTATTAAAACCTATGCCTGGATCGCCCTGTGGTCCTGTTGGACCTGTTGGACCTGTTATGCCTACTGCACCTGTACTGCCTACGGCACCCGTTGGTCCTGTGTTGCCGGTTGCACCTGTGCTGCCTACTGCACCCGTTGGTCCAGTATTGCCGGTGGCACCTGTTGGTCCAGTGGCTCCTGTATTGCCGGTTGCTCCAGTGGGTCCAGTTTCTCCTGTTGCTCCTGTTGGACCCGTTGGACCTGTGGCGCCTGTTGCTCCAGTTGCTCCCGTGGCGCCTGTTGGACCTGTTTCACCAGTTGGACCTGTAATGCCTGTGGCGCCTGTTGGTCCTGTTGGTCCTGTGGCGCCTGTTTCGCCTGTGGCGCCTGTTGGTCCTGTTTCGCCTGTGGCGCCTGTTGGTCCTGTTGGTCCAGTGGCTCCTGTTGGTCCTGTTTCGCCGGTTGGTCCTGTTGGTCCTGTTTCGCCTGTGGCGCCTGTTGGTCCTGTTGGTCCTGTGGCTCCTGTGGCGCCTGTTGCTCCTGTTGGACCTACTCCGTATGTTATTAACATTAATGAGAAACTCGTTCCACTGCCTTCTGGTGTTCCGAATTGTAATTGTTGGGACAATGATGCTGTATAACATGAAAACTCTAAACTATTTGTTGAGCCATCCATATAAACCATTTTAGAACCTGTAATTGTATATCCATTACTTGCATCAATAGAGTGTTGGCCTATAAAAATAGTGTTAAAAGATGTATCGTTGTAATATTGCCTAATTTGAATATTACTTTGTCCCACATTTGGCTGAGACGTCCACCATGTGTTTAATGATACTTTATAATAACCAGCAATTGTAGGTCTCAATCTATATGATGTTGTATTATACCATCCTCTTGGGTCAAAATCTATTACAAATGGTATAATTGTGTCTTGTGTTGAAGGAACATTAAAATTTGATGATAATTTTCCTTGTGAAACATAATCACTTACTGTAAGCATTCCACCGTTTGCTCCTGTTGGACCTATAGCACCTGTTTCTCCTTTTTCGCCTGTGGCGCCTGTTGCTCCAGTGGCACCTGTTGCTCCTGTGGCTCCTGTTGGTCCTGTGGGTCCAGTTTCGCCTGTGGCGCCTGTTGCTCCGGTTGGTCCCGTTGCTCCAGTGGCGCCTGTTGCTCCGGTTGGTCCCGTTGCTCCGGTTGGACCAGTTGCTCCAGTTGCTCCGGTTTCGCCGGTGGCGCCTGTTGCTCCAGTTGCTCCGGTTTCGCCAGTTGGTCCAGTTGCTCCGGTTTCGCCTGTGGGTCCTGTTGCTCCAGTGGCGCCAGTGGGTCCCGTTGCTCCAGTGGGTCCAGTTTCGCCAGTTGCGCCTGTTGGACCAGTTTCGCCTGTGGCGCCTGTTGCTCCAGTGGCGCCAGTGGGTCCC